GCCACAGTACCCGCTGTCGATCCAATTTGTATGCCGACAGTAGTTGGAACTCCGGGTCCGGTATAAGATACGAGGGGTAAATTTGCTGCAAGTTTAAGAGAAAACGTGCTAGAGCTATCAGTAGCAGTCCAGCCAGCAGCGGTAGTGTAGTCAATTGAGCCAGTGCTGCTCGCTATGTGGATGTGACCAGCAGTAGTGTCATCTAGTATAGCTCCGGTGGAGCTGATGATGATGCCGTTATTGCCTTGATTGGTGTCGCCTGCTAGTTTGCCAGCTCTAAAGCTGTCAGTGCCTGCGCCTGTGCTTTGTAGGCCAGCGGTCGCAGTAACGACTCCAGCGGCATCTACTTGGAGCTTATCTGTCTCTACCCAAGATGATCCGTTGTAACGCAGCATTGAGTTGGTGGTTGTTCCAGTCGGCAATGCGGCTGCCGCAGCCGTGGCGCTGTTTGCGGCGTCCGATGCGCTGCCCGCCGCTAGTCCTGCCTGCGTGGTGGCAAGTCCTACTTGCGTGGTGGCAAGTCCTACTTGGTCTGTTGCCAGTCCTACTTGCGTGGCTGCCGCAGTCGCGCTGTTGGCTGCCGCAGCGGCGCTGTCGGCTGACGCAGTCGCGCTGTCGGCTGACGCAGTCGCTCTGTCGGCTGACGCTGTTACTGAGGCATCAAAAGCGGCTAGGCTGTACAGATCAACATTGCCTGCGGTGTTTATATATATCAGCTTGTTAGGAAATGTTTGGGAAGAAATTTGGGTAGTTCCTGTGAAGTCGCTAGGCACTTGCACGGTTTTGGCAAGCGTTGCTTCCGCCGCCTCAAAACCCGTCTCGATAAGATCGAGCTGAGAGTTAACCGCCGCAGAGGCGACTAGGGTTCCTGCGACAAAAGGATTGTCGTGTTCGTAATAGTTATTCGCCATTATTTTCGCCTTGCTCGTGGGGACCAGTGGATTAACATAGAGTTAACCGTGTGGGGAGTTTCATTGACTGCGTCGGTGAAAAGAACCATCGAGACGTTTCGCCCTACCCCGTCGAGGTACATATCCACCAGATACGCAAGCGTGGTAGACCAATAGACTTCGTCCCAAAGCGCGGAGTCATAATATCCACCGCCGCCTACCGCGATTGCATCATAGGCGGTATGCGCAAAGTTGTTTCCCCCGTAGTCAAACTCAGGGATGATGGTGAGCGATGTAGCACGCACACTTTCGACTTCCATCACGACTTTCTTAAACCGCTTTCTAAATTCCGGCCCTTCGATAAAGGTGAACGCAGGGCGCAGCACTGACTTGAGCGGGAGACCGTCTAAAGAGTTTCCTTTCTCGGCTTGGTAGACGAACCCATCGTTGGTTCCGAAGAAAATCTCTTCTAGCCCTGTGATATCTCCTGAGTACGCACAGGCAACGGGCTTACCAAAATCAAACGTCGAAACGCCAATGACCTCGGCCCCCGCAAAGGTAAAGATTAGGCCAGAGCCGTCGTCCATACACAGACGGTATTGATTCTTTTCGCGTACCATAAAACTGGCGACCGCTTTCCCTCGGTAGCGTTCTAGCAGTGGGTCTACTTTATAAGACAGCGGCGTACCCGAAAAATCCCCGAAGTCGGTGACCCTTGTTTGTTTCCACACGCCTTGATCTGACAGGAAGACAGGATCGCCAAGAGGCTGAACAGTGTGTGGATACACCCCTGCCGCGCCATCGAATTCTGTTAGCTGCATGTCAGCCGGGGTTGTCCCGTACAAAACTTTGACCGAACGTCGGCAGTAGACGCCCATCGAGTTGTTCGGTGTGGTGATTAAGCTGTGGGGGCTGTCACCCAATGCGATTTCTGCGCCGCCTTGAGAAGCGGTAAACACGGTGGGGTCGCCGATCTTAGACAGCATCAACGATCCGAACTCGTAGCCGAGAACTAAAATACCTGTGCCTGTTACTGCCAAGCAGTTAGGAGTATCCGTTGACATGCCTGTGGATAACTCTGTGTAAGTTGTCCCATTAAACGTAAACGCTTTATTCTTGCCGTCAGTTCCAACCAGCAAAGGAACGGCTACGTTAAAGGCGTGGGTGGTAGACTCAGGTAGGGCAGGCAAAGAAAACTTCGCTTTGGTAAACTGGTATCGCCCGCCGGGGACTAAAGGTGTTGGCGTTGTGACTACCGTCCAGCCTGCTGTCGTAGACTTGTGCATGACACCCGCAGTGCCGCCTACGTTATCTCTGAAAGCGTACACGTCGCCGTTGTACGTCACGACGCCACGGACAGGGCCACTTCCGGGGACTGCGGTAATAAGACCTCTAAAGTAGGCTAACACCGCCAAGCTAAAGGACTGATCTATCGCGTCACTACCTCCGGTTCCGGGAGGGTATACCGAAGTGATGACGGCCCCGCCTGCCGACTCGTTGGATACGAACGTGCCAGATTTATTCACGAGGCACAGCGTATTTGTCGCCGCGTCTATCGCTACTAAAATACCTGTCGCGCCGCTAGTGCCGCCTGTTATGGTGCCTCCGACGCTGGCGGTAGTCGCCCCTGCCAACAAGATGCAGTCATACGACTGCTCGCTTGGGCGTTTGCGCCCGTCGAAACGCTCGTAGCCTGCTATGCGTTTGTATCGCCCGAGGTCGGTTACTTCGTAATTAAAAAGTTGGATCGCCTCCCCGGCCGTGAGGGATAGAGGTGGAGCCGAAAGGTTGAGGCCGCCTGCCATAACAGTTTCCGCAACCAGCGTCGTCACTAGGAAAACTCACTTGGTGCAAACGTCAAAAGCGGAAGTTGGTTGCACTCTAGGCGATGCAAAATCTGAGAGAAGTCAACCGTTGCCGCGCGCTCAAGCGTTTGATCCTCATCGTACTGAGCGTAGGCCATGACAGCCCGCGCGACGATAGCGCGGTGATAGTCTACCGGGAATAACGGAACACTTGAGTTTAATGTTAACGTGTCAGCAGTACGGTAATACTCTATGATTACCGGGTACGCCAAGTCAGGTGGGGCGTTAAATTGCCACGCGCCGTTGGGCAGTATATACAGCCCCGCCGGGCAGGCATTAGCCGTCGGCACGTTATCAAATTCGGCTGCCCTAGACTCCTCTCTGACGATCTCAATAGACGTCCACTGACCTGAGACTTGTATGAACACCTTGCTCAATGCGGCTAAGTCTGTCACCCCCAGATCGCCGGGAAGGTAATACGAATCACCTATCGTTAGCGCAATGCCCGTCTTTTTCCGCCAAAGAAACTTCCAGTTGGTGTGTTGCCCTTGGATAAAAGCATACGCCTCGTCAACAAACGCGACGATCCTTCCGGGCATGCTGACTTGAGACACCACCGAGGTTGGCCCCGCGCCCGTCAGGCCACACTTCTGCCACGTCTTTTTGACAAGGGTGAAATAGTTCATTTAAAGCTACTCAGACAATATAGAAAAAGGGTAGTTCTGGGTGGTGATCGGTATCATCTCGTTGTTAATCATTTTAAAAGTGGCAGTGGATGCGTTTCTTAGGACATCGACGACCGATGCTGGAACCTCAACGTCCATGTCACGTTGGATCAGGTAGGTGTTGCTGTTAACGCCTACAAACACAGGGTCATTGTTGTCATGCGATGACGATATGCGAATTTTAATCTTGCGTTCTGCTGCGGCAGCCCTTGCGTCTGGGGTGTCATCTTGTTTCGAGGGTGCTTCCATATTTTCATACGATACGCCATCCAGTGTCGAACATTCGAGGAGGAGTTCGTCTTTGGATGCCTTTGGCATGTCAACCCCGTGGGTATCACGCAGGTATTCGACAAGCTCTTTTTTCGTTGTAGATCGGTTTATAGCCATAAAGTTCAAGTCTCTTATTAGAATTAGATTAAAAAAAAGGGTGGATGAAGCTCATGCCTCATCCACCCCGAAGGTGAAGCCTTACGTCAGCTTAAAGTTTAGTGACGGCAGACTCGATGCGGTTCATCCAAGCCTCATTGAGAATGAGACCTGTGTGCCACGTCTTCCAAGCAACAGAGCCGCGTTGGCCTAACTCATCGCCGCCACGGGGAGTGCCGGGATTCAAGACCATAGGTACGATGGACTCCTTGCCTTTAAGCGGAACAGTCCCCCAAGCCTCAGCGCCAACTACGATAGTGCGATACACGTCGCAACTCGTGCCAGCTTGAGATACCCGTTCGGTAGCTCCAGAGCCTTTAGCGCCGCCTGCGTTTATCACAGAGCTGAACAGAGGTGACAGGACAAAGCGGATATTCTCCAATGATCCTGACTCTTGGTCACACAGAGGTTGGCGACTGCCGTACTCGGCCACCGGGGTGAACGAAGCCAGCGCGCGCAAATCAGCCTCAATGTCAGTATGTCCGAAAGCGATGTAGCCTCCGTCCACGGGCTTAGTACCCACATCGACACTACCACTAAGAATTTTAGTGACAGGCTTGGCTCGGGCCAGACGTAACTTACGAACAACAGACCTGACGTCGTTTAGCGAGATAGGGCTAGTAACCGCAGCTCGGTTCGCAACAGCACTAGCCATCGTCGCGTTTGTGCCGCCTGTTATGATGTTCCAGTTGAGTATTTCACGGGTCTCAGCAGCCTGTTCGCCACAAAGCATAGACGTGTCATTCAACACGGGGTCTTCGTGGGTGTCAGCAATGACATCCGTCAGTTCAACCCAAGCACCGTACTGGTAGAGTGTTGCCGTTCTGTCTGAATACGTCATTTGCTGACTAGAAGGTCTAACACCTTCGGTCAGCGCAGTCGTAGAGACAGCGAAAGGGGTAGGCTTACGGAACTTAATCACCAGTCCTTTGTTTTGCGGCATGGGCCGTGGTTGTGCGAACTTCTCCAGAACAAGGATGGGTTCAGCGTGTTTGAGCATTTTTACAGCGGCATACATGCCGATGCGTGACGTTACGTCACCGTAGTTAGTAATAGCCATGAGTAGTTACCTCGTAGTTGGCGGGTTATATAAGGTCTTGGTTTGCTTGATTTGCCCAATATTCCCACGAAGAACTCTCGCTGCCAGCTCCGCCGTTTAACCGCCCCACTCCTGCGCGCGGCAGACTGTCGCCTGCGTCAGCACTTCGTGGACGGCTAGGTGCTTCAGCGGCCGGGGCCACCTCCGCTTGCGGTTGAGCGTACTGCTGAGAGTTCGCGCGTTTATAAAGGTCTAAAAGAACGATGTTATCTTCCGCTCCTTTAGACCCAACGAGTTGTTTTACTCCATCACTTTGCTGTTCTATCCAACCCCAAAAATCCGAGCTTTCTTGTATCTGTTGAAAGTCCGGGTGGCGTCCTGCCAGTGCCGCGAGTTGCGACGATAGGAAATCCGTTTCCCGGTCTTGGTTAATGGTGTCAATAGTAGGCTGCACGTCGGCAAGCTGTTGGCGCACGGAGTCAACCTCCCGTTTGTTCATCGCTTTTATTGCGCCGAACACTTCGGGAAAATCCTCTTCGAACTGAGCAAGGTCTACTTCTGGCTCAGTCGTAACGTCTTCAACCCCCTCGGGAGAGGGCGCGGGTGCAGAAGTTACCTTCTCACTTGCGTCTTTCTCAAGGGCGTTCAACTTCTTCGTCAGTGCCGATACTCGGTGGCGATTGGAATTTTCCGAGTGTTGGATTTTTGCATAGTTCGCCTGAAGGTCGGCTACCGCCTGCTGCTGGGCAGGGGATAGTCCGTCGAACACATTAGGCTCCGCTGGCGCGCTTACAGCTACCTCGGGCTTATCGCCGTCCTCGGTTTGCTGCAAGGTCGCTGGGTCGCCTGCTGTGGTCTCCGGTTCTTCGGTATCGGGTGGAGCTGTTTTTAAGTTGCCGTCGTCATCAAGAAGTTGGGCAAACTCTTGAAACGTCTCGGCATCTATATCTGACTTAACATCTAACTCGTTATTGTTATCTTCACTCATACATCGACCCTTTCATTGCGTCCGTTTTACTGGAGGGGGGTGTCGAAAAAGGAGGAGTCCGGGGTATTATCCGGCTCGCCCTGCTCTAATCGCAAGATGCTTTGATAAGCCTCTATGCGGCCTCGTACCCGCTCGACGCTGTCGAGGGAGCAACTGAGGAGTTCTTTGTGAGATGAGTCCATTTTGTTTTGGCTCACTCGTTTAATCTCTGTCCAACTAGGCGTTCTCACTATTCCAACCCGTAGTTCGCCGTGTTGCCGGACTGTTCTTTAATCGCCATCTCTTTCTTAAACTTGGTGTCATCTAAGTTGAGCTTCCAGCGAGACTTCTTCAAGTCTGCAAGTATTTTCTGGTATCCAATATCTTTGGTCTGAGAAAGTTTTAGGGCTTCCATCTGTAACAGACGGTCTTGTTTCTCGACTTCTAAACTTGCCAAATCTCTGCGGAGCTGCCTGTCTGCTTCGCTGTTGGTTGATTCCAGACTAGCCTTGAGCTGCTCAAGCTGCTGCGCGTTTTCATGGCGCTGCGCAATCTGCTCGGCGCGCATCTGCTCTAGCACGATCATTGGGTCTTCCTGTGGCGGCTGCTCCTGCATGGCAGCCTGCTCGGCCTCCAGCTCCGCGTCAGTCTTAATCAAGTCGTCAGGTGCGATGTGCATCGCCTGAATGACCTTGCGTAGCGTCGCTTGCGGCCTAATGGAATCGGCCAGTGCCGGGTGCGCAGCGTATTTGTCCAGTACCGCCATGAGATTGATGGCTTGCTGCTCTCTCAGGAGTAACGCGCTAGTACCTCTGGCGTGAACTTCGTAGTCGCCTTTAATCGCGTCGTCTTCGTGGTACTGCATGTTCCAGTAATAGAAACGTGTGATTAGCGGTTTCGTCACGCGGTCGTCCCAGTCGCGCACTTGGCGTCGGCGATCCGTGTTGCTGGCGTTCATCATCATTGCCATACCGCCTAATGTGCTAGGCGCTTGGCCTGCGCCCTGCCCTACCTGCGGTGGTAGCCCGGCGGTCTCCGTCAGGAAGTTACGCGCCATCGTGAGAATGTTGCCGACTTCTTGCTGGACAGAAGGGAATGACATGACACTAAACGCAGACCGGACGTCGTTAATGCTCTCATCGGCGTACCACAACTTCCAAGGGCTGATAGTCTCGTCACCGTCAGCAGGCGTGATTGCATGCCGCTTGGCAACAATCTGTGGCCCCGCGGATTTGCTGCTGTTGTCCAGCATCATTCGCCATGCGGTATTTACAATAGCTTGCTCGTTACGGCACAGCCACGGTACGCCAAACCCAAACGGACAAAAGTCATCGACCGCCCAGTTCCACAACGAGTACGGCCAATCTTCAGATTCAAGAGGATTTAAGACGGCCTTTAAAACCTTGCCGCCACAAAACACCACGACGCCGTCAAATTCGTCCAGCGGGTCGTTCTTCGATAGCTTAACGCCCGCTGCGATCAACGCTTCCTTGTCGATAGGGCCGTGGTATGTCCACACTTCGTATCGGTTATCAATGGTTTGGTCAGACCCGCCCGTTAACCTGCGCAGGGAATTGACGTGGCCGTTGTTGGAAAACTGTATATCCTTGGCGTCTTCAAGGAGAACTTTCTTGACGTTCTCCTTTATATAGTTCTTACGCTTCACCAGCCCGCGCATCTGTTTGCGAGTCATATAGCTGCGTTCAAAAATGAACTCAGCCTCGTCAATCGTAGAGCCGCTCAAATCCGGGTAGAAATCCCACGGAGCCACGGCTCGGGTGCGCGGTGAGTCGCTTGTCAGAGGCTCATACGTCACTTTAGGTTTCTTAACGCCTGCGCTGTCCGCTTTCATGGACATCTTGTGACGTGTCGTAGTGAACGATTCTGGGCCTGCTAGGATGCCTGTGCCAAAAATCCCTGCCCAGTGCAGTGCTTTACGGGCCTCCCCTGCGTGATCGCACTGCACAAGCTGGTCATCTATCTCACGCTCCATCGAAATCGCTTTTTCTTTGGCGATTGTCTGCGCCCGAGCGGCAACCTCTGCTGTGGAGATGGGTTCTCCGGTCTCGGCGTCCATCACTTGACCCCCACCTTCCACTTGGGCGGTGGATGAGTCTTTCAGGTCGCCTTCTATCTGGGAGTTTGGAGTGGCAGAGATGCCGTAGTTCTTATCGTCGGTAGGAAACAGCAAGTCGGCTATCTGTGCTACTGACTGGTTCACCATAATGCGCGTGATATTTAAAAACACACTGGATCGTTTGTTGTCCTGCATGGCCTTGAGCGATGAGTCGTCATAGTCGCCAATGTACTGCTGTAAGTCTTGTACCCAACGCTGCTCAATAGTGGCGCGGTTAGCAATAACAGAAGTTAAAGACGTAGACAGGGTGTGACCTAACAGCGATACCGGATCGAGGTCTATCACTTTCTTTTCGTCTATCGGTGATTCCATTAGTAACCTGTGCGCATGTCAGCAACCTTCAAAGGGGCAAACGTATGCCCGCTGTTTTTCTCCCGCGCTATCGCGGTTAAAACCCTCAAGCATAAATACTGCAATGCGTCATGGGGGTGGCTAAATTTGTTTTTGTCTGGCTTCTCTCGGTATCGAGCCTCGCCTGAAACCTGAACGCGGGCGTACTGATAGCCTGCAATGAAGCCGGATTTCAAAATGGTGCAGTGCGCACTCAGCAAGAACGCCGGTTCCCCCTTTGGGGCCAGTCGCATGAGAAAGTGACGTACCGCCTCAAGACGAGGCTCGATAGCGTTAGTAGATGCCGGGACAACCGCCATGCCTGCGCCCCGCATTACCTGAAAACAGCTTACTTCGTCGGTGTCACCCGCCGCGTTGCCCGAAGGGTCGCCGACATAGATGCGGTCATGCTGCGCGTACTTCTGCGCAATCAGCGGCATCATCACCGTAGTAATAAAGTCAGTCAGACCCATGCGGGTTGCCACTAACTCGTCAAGAATACGAAGTTGGCCGTCAACATACTGCCCAAAAATGGCGCTGGGAGTCAGTCCAAAGTCCAATCCTATATAGATAGGGTGTTTTTTGAGCGGCCAAAGGTTTGTCTTGGCGACGTGAACCCTCTCATTGAAGGTTTCGCCGTACACCGGCCTGCCGTCGCGCACGGTCGCGTATTCGTTCAGCACATAGGCGCGTACCCAGTTCGGGTCTTTACCGCCTATGGCGTTATAGTAGTATTCATACCCTCCGGGGAGGTTCTGTATGTTCTCGGCGGCGGGGTTTGGCTCGAAGCCGGTACTCTCGCACCTTGCTTTAGTAATCCCGGTGGTGTCCGGGTTCATCAGCAGGGGTGACCCCGTCTTATACCGCAGTAGCGCGGGCGGTTGTTGGTAAAACGTCCAGCCATCCGGCGGGTTTTGCTCCAACTCCGCGTACCAGTGATCTTCCGCGGGGCTGTTCGTGTCCATCAGGACGCCAGACCAGCTCGGGCCGCCTTCTCGTACCGCTGGATACCGACCTACCCGAGACGTAATCGTGTCGGCAACCGCCTTATCCAGCTCTTTTGCTTCGTTTAAGAACGCGCCGGTCAACTCTAAGCTCAATAACTTGCCTAAGTCTTTCGGTTTGTCCAGCGCGATGAACACAAACTCTGCCATGACCACGGTTTTGTCGGGCAGTGGCAGCGTTAACCGCGCAGTAATAGGAGATTCGTTGATTTTGACTGGGCATATCGAGTCCGGCAGCCAATCTTGAAACGTCTTGAGCGTTGTACTCTTTAACTCGGGGTAAGTTGCTCGGACTAAACCCCATCGGGACTTGCGAATACCCGATGCGTTCGGAGCTTGCTGTAGTGCTTTCTCCAAAGCCACGTCGATCATCGCACCGACGGACTTCCCAGAACCAATAGGGCCGCGCATTCCGCGAACGAACGAAGTGCGATCCGAATGGAAGCTCTTAAAGGTCGGTGATGCCTTGTAATCAATGTTGACGGGCGGCTGAACGCTCAATCGGCGTCCTCTTCCGTGTCAGGGTCAAGTTCAATCGTAGGCAGCGCGTCAAGTGACACTACCTCGTCTTCGCTAGACTGCGGAATGAGCTGTGGGTCTTCCCCCATAACCAAACTGAGGTTAACGCTAAGTCCAGACACACCTTCAGGAGCATAAAGTTGGAAATGCTTAGATAGCTGGTCAGTAAATCGGGCCGCTGCGCCTAAGTCAGTCTCTTTTACTGACTGCGACGTGAATGTTTTAGTGTCTTTGTCGTACCCCGATTTGATAATAGGGACTACGCCAGTGGACATATCAAGTAAGTCTACGATTTTAGCCAGCAATGAGTCCTTATCTAGTCCCAGCCGCTTCATGCGGGTGGTCATAAGGTGATTCAGAGCGGCTTGAACCGTCGGTTGTGCTATCCACGACATCGCTTTCTTAATCGGCACGTCGCAAATCTTGGCGGCGGCTGCGACATCTAAGGTTGGGTGCGATAGTAGCGCCTCAAAAAACACTCGCTGGGTCGTTGAGAACCTAGCAGTAGGGTTTTGAAACATTGCGTCTTCCATACTGCGTAAATCGTCGAGGGTGACGGGTACGCGGCTGGTTTGAGAGGCTGTTGTGGGTGCTGTCATCGAGGGGGCCATGTTTGTGGTCGCCATTAAAGCTCCAGACTAGCGAAGAGATTACACTTATTGGTTGCGGCGTACAAGCGTAAAGTTGTTTTTATTCCTATCGGTGGAATTTACACGGAATCTACACGTTATTTGGAAAAGTTAAAGCTAAACTTGTAAGTCAATAATCCAGTTTCACCAGAAATCTATAATAGGGCTAACAACGGCCCCTGCGGGGCCGCTGAATTGCCCCTGTCGCCCCGTACCCGGCCCCCCTGTTGGCCCGTATTCCCCCGGCACGGAGGCAAAAAGGGGGGTTCACCACAGCGCCTCATTGCCTTACGGCTTCGATTCCAATTCGGCGCAGCGGGGAGGGAGGATGTGTCTGCCTGTGTGGCATGGGAGGTAGGCATACACCCGAGCTGGTCACCAGCAGTAGATCACCGCGGCGACTGGGTGACCGGCGACCGGGGTGGCCTGCTGAATTGCGATGCGCGATGGGGGGAGGGGCTAATATTATTACGCCTTAGTGGTGAGGCGTCACGGGTACAAGGTTAGCTTGTATGTTCTCGATGTTCTCAATATGGCGCTAAGTTAGTTCGTTCTATATACACATATCAAAACCTACAATCGTAGCTTGTAAAAATAGGGATTTGAGAATAAACCTAATTACTTTATCTCTTTACTGACTATCTAGGAAAATCAAGAACATCAAGAACATCAAGAACACACCACCTCCCAGCCCAGTCATACCGGGACATCTGCACCGTTCTTGATTTTCAAATCAAGAACGCTATCAAGAACGCTTTTGCCGCCATCCGTTCTTGATTTGTTCCTGATCCGTTCTCGATTTCAAAATCAAGAACGCCCCCTTGCTCCATCTATTTACACTCTAATTACAAGCAACACTTGTACCCTACACTCATCGGGTGTAGAGTGTTGTTTCGACCTGCAATCACGCGGGCGACAACCAGAGAGAGACACCACATGGACCTATTAGCCTTCGCCATATCTGACCGGCACATCAACCCCTTTGCCGCGATCATCTTCTATGCACCTATCGTCACCCTACTGCTGCTGCTGGTCATCAACCTGACCGAGCGCATATCACATCGCAGACTAGCAGCCCGCGCCGCCGAGTGGGTTCGTGTGCGCGACGCCCAGTCAGCCGCACTGCGTTTCCCCGAGCCTGACAGCTTCACCCTCCCCGGCGACTTCGCTGCTCCGCTGTCCCCGCTTCCCGCTCGCTGCGTCGAGGAAATCAAAGCCGCGCAGGCAAGAGAATACGGAACGAAGGACGCGCGCATCGCACAGCTAGAGCGCCAAGTTGTCCGCAGCGGAGAGCGCCGCGCCGAATACGAAGAGGCGGCATGGGCGCTCAAGGAGCAGGTCATCGAGCTGGAGAAAGGCATGGAAGGGCTGCGAACGAAGTTGTGGCGCGAATGGTCGGAGAATCTAAAGAACCCCTAGCCCCCCAGGCACACCCCAAACCCCCCAGGCCGCTATGCGGCCTTTTTCAGTAGAGGCCACCGGGCTTCGATAACTGATAACTGGAGAGACAAACATGACAGCACTGACCACAGTAACCCTGCCGCAGCTAAAAGACATTTTAGCCTGCACCCTTTCGACCGACTGCCAGCCCATTTTGCTGCTGGGCAGCCCCGGACTGGCTAAGACCCAATTCTGCCGAGATGAAGTCCCCGCCATCCTTGCCCGCGCCCGCGGCGTCAGCGTGGACGAGGTTGGATACATCGAGTTCAACGCAGGCCAGCGCGACGCCGTGGAGGTCTCAGGACTGGGGCTGCCGCGCAAGACCGCAGACGGCCGCTGGGAGACCGAGTTTAGCAAGTCCGCGTTGATCTGCATGATTGAGGCCACCGGCAAGCAGTACGGCGTACTTAACCTCGATGAGCTGACGCAGGCAGGCGCTGATATGCAAAAGGTATTGCGCCCGGTCATGGACAGCGACACCCGCACCAGCGGCGGCGACAAGCTGCCGGGCGGCTGGGTGGTGATCGCCACCGGGAACCGCGTCGCAGATAAGAGCGGCAGCACCCGCACACTGTCCCACCTTGCCAACGCCTGCCTGCGCTTTGAGCTGAAGTTCGACTTTGCAGCATGGCGAGACTGGGCGCTGGGCAACAACATCCACCCGCTGTTGATTGCGGCCGTCGAGGCGGGCCATACCAAGGGGCTATTCGCGGACGCCGTACCCAGCGAGGACGTCCAGTATTGCACCCCCCGCAGCCTCGCCCGAGCGGCGGTCAACATGGGCGCAATGGCCGCGGCCAACGACGGCATCATGCGTACTGACCTGATCGCCCGCAAGCTGGTAGAGGCGACCGTCGGAGCGCCTGCAACGGATCGACTGTTCGACTTTCTGGAGATGCACGACAAGGTTCCGTCAGGCGAGGAGATACAGCACCGCCCGACTGAGTGCCTGCTGCCTACTGAGACAGACCTTCAGTACATAGCCAGCAACATTGCGCTATCCAGCGCGGTGAACGCCAGCAGCGCCGACCGGGCGCTCCAGTACATCTGCCGGTTCAGAACTGATCTACAGATCGGCGTGGGCAGCGCCCTACTGCGCAAGTCAGCCCGTGAGGGCTGGATGGCGACCGGGCCGACCGCGCAGCAGTTTATCTCAAAGTATGCCGACCTGCTGCCCCTGACCGGCTAACAGCAACAACAGCTCCACCCTCTCAGCCCGCCTTTGCGGGCTTTCTGCGTAGAAGCCCCGGCTTCTTTAACCCTTAACCAGAGCGAGTACAGAACATGGAAACAACAGACACTATCAAGCAGGAGATGCTCAAGCGGGCAGCCTACAACTTTATGCTGACGCAGATCACCGTCAGATCGTGGAAGGGCGTCAAGCTGGCAAAGACCGCCAGCGCCAAGGCGGCCGAGAATGCCGGAGCCAAACAAGGTTGCGGACGATTGAACATCGACCTGCTAGGCAGCGGTCAGCCACGGCTGAAGGCGGTTACGTCAGCGTTCGCAGCCGTGCGCACCTACCTGACCAGCGAGACACTGCCTTACGGCAGCCGCGCCGACGGTGAGAGCGCCGAGGGCAAGCGCCTGATCTATACCAATAAAGTGCCGGGCGTGGTCGCGGAGGTCGCACGACTGACGCGCGAGGCCGAATCGCTGCTGGAGGAGTTTCTCGTTGACTATGACCTGCTCGTGCATGCGGCGCAGGCCGATGACCTTGGCGACTGGAATGCTGACGCCTCGCACCCGTCGCGCGAGGAGGTCGCGGGCAAGTTTGCGGCCGAGCTGCACACCCCCATTCCGCTGTCGATCCCCGACGCGGCTTCAATGCCTAATCTGCCCGCCGACGTGGCAGCCGAGTACGCAGCCACACACGCCGCCGAAGCCTACCGCCAGTTAGAGTTCGCCAAGCAGGCAGCCCTCAAGAATGCGGCAGCGCAGCTACAGCGCGTTGTCACCCAGCTAGAGAGCGGTCAGCGACTGGCAGCCACTCTAATCACCGGGACGGTAGATCAAGCACAGATGCTTCGAGAGATCGCCGCAGGCACGAACAACGACCCCCGGCTGTTAGAGCTGGCCGAGATGATGACCACACGCGTCGCCAACGTCAGCAGTACAGACGAGTGGAAAGACTGCGGAGTGGCGCGAGACTCTAGCCTGACCGGCGCGCGGGTTGCGCTCAAAGGCGTACAAGACCTTCAGTCAGGTTTCGACGAGCTGTTTCCCGTACCTGCCCCGGCCGCCGGCGCGGTGGAGCTGGGCGGCGCTATGGCAGACCTCTGGTAGATCACACACACAAGGAGCTACAACGATGAAATTTAACGCTAAACCGATTTACGAAAACGAGTGCGACCTCTACACCTGCAAAGGATATGTGGAGGCGGCCACACTGCTGCGCGCCCGCGCCATTGGATACCACAGTATCCTCGCGTCGAGCCTGACAGTGGTAGCCACCAGCGTCATCGACACCGCTGGCACAGACGGCTATTACCTGTACATCAACGTGGACTATTTCCTCGGCCTGCCCAACGTCGAGCAGCGCGCCTTCCTCCTCGGCCACGAGGCGGCCCATGCGGCGCTTCAGCACATGCGGCGCGGCAAAGCATTCAAGCAGCGCGGCACCGGGCCAGACGGCCGGACGTGGGATCACACGCTGTACAACGTGGCAGCCGATTTTGTCATCAACGCCGATCTAATAGCCGCGGGGCTGGAGATCATGGACGGCGCTCTCAGTGATCCACGCTTCAGCCGCGATGACCTTGTAGACAGCGTATACATCGAGCTGGCAAACGAACGCGCCGAGCAGGAGCCAGAGCCGCCAGAGCCGGGAGAGCCAGAGCCGGGCGAGGGAGAGCCAGACGACGCAGGCGAGGGAGAGCCGGGAGACGGAGAGCCAGACGACGGACAAGGCAAAGGCGAGCAGCCCGGTGAAGCAGAGCCAGACGGAGAGCCAGACGGCGACGACGGCCAAGGCCAAGGCGACCGAGCTGGACACGATCACCACTTAGAGCCGCAGTACAGCGGCACGGCCGAGGAGCAGGAGCGCGCAGAGCAGGATGACGGCGAGCGAGTAGAGCGCGCCGTTGATACCGCTATCGAGGCTCAGGCCGAAGCCTACGGCGAGACTGAGGAACGCATGGACGCCCCCAGCGCCGCTCTCGCAGCAGCCGGACGGCAAGGCAGCGCCAACGCCAAAGCAGACTGGCGCGCAGAGCTGGCAGAGTACCTGACCAAAGCGGGCCGGGGCGGCATGAACAACCCCGCCCGGATTCACCGCCGCAGGTTTAACACACTGGGGGTTATATCCCCGGCGGCGAAGGGTGCTATTGACCTGCTAGCAGTAACGGTTGATATATCCGGCAGCGTCAACACTGCGCGCCTCAATGCTTTTATAGCTGAGGTCGCGCAGGCACTGGACGTACTACAGCCGACCAGCGGCGCGCAGATCATCTTGTGTAACCACAACGTGCGGGCTGTTGCCGAGGTTCACTCCGGGGCCGAGCTGCTGGACTTAGAGATCAGCCGGGGCGGCGGTACTGATCTGCCCGAGGCCGTCAAGTGGCTGGAGCAGAACGGCTACCAACCCGACCTGCACCTAGTCTTTACCGATGGCGAGTTCGGTCAGCGCGACTGGCACAAGCTGGCAGCGGCCGACGCGGTCATCGTCATGGATCGACAGCCCGGCAGCCACCGTCAGCGACAGATCACCAACGCTGGCGCAGCGGTCATCGTGGCAGACGCCGCATGATCGCCGCAAAGACAGTGTACTGGTACGCGCCTGCTACCCCCGCCCCAGTGGCGAGGGTTCAGGCCACAGGCTGGGACAGCCCCTTAGCTGCCCACGCCTACTCACAGCCCGGCGACTCGCTCTGGACGGCGCGCGCTGGAGCGCCTAAGACGGCGCGCAAGCTGTCGGCATATCGCGCCGAGCAGTTACTCGCAGAGCTTGCGGCGTGGGCGCTGGCGCGCGCCCCGGCAGAGTCTTGCCGAGGCATCGACGCGGCCCAGACCTTGCGCAACTGCACCCGAGTGGCAGCGGCGCGCGACTGCCGCTATGTACCGCCCGAGCAAACGGACAAGGTCGCCGGGCTAGCGCGCGTTGCGCTACGCGCATCGTATGCCACGCAGTTTCGCAAACTGGTAGAGCAGGAGTTTGAAAGACTCGCGCCGAGCCGGACTGCGAAGCTGGGGCGATCACTTCGCCTCTTACTCACAACCACTCAGCAGCAGACAGGAGCCACACGACTATGACAATGAACTACACCAAAAACGACGCGCGGCGATTGCGGCATCTCAAAGCCAGTAAGAAAACCCAGAAGCGACGCGAGGAGCGCCTCTGGGTCGAAGCCCGCTGGGACACTGACACAGAGTCCCGGACAAAGCAAACCGCCAAACTACAAGCAACGCTTTAACAACCGAGTCCGATGGACACACTCACTCTTAACCTAACAACTCAGGAGAACAACGATGTTACCTAAAGACCTAATAGGGCTAATTGATTACTGCTCTGACCATGTAATACATTTCAATGCTTGGCCTGTAGAATATTTTGAATGGGCGGGTGATGGCACAGTATGGGAGATGGACGCTTACTTGAAACACCTTACAGAAAACGTACCTGCATTTGTCTCATTAATGCTGTTACACATGGAGAACAACGATGAAAAGCTATAGAACATACCGCTATGGCGAGCTGGCGTATCTGTGCATCTGCAACAGCGCCAACAAGCGAGATAAGCAAACCAACCGTATGTGGTCGCGCGATGCAATGACGGGGCGCGACCAGTATCGACATATTAAGCCAATGCGTAAAGGGAGCAGCAAATGATAAACGAAACGCGAACTAAAACACACGAGCTGGGCCGCAGGTCTTGGTACGACGATCCGAAATCGGAGGCGACGCACGAGGTTCACACCGCGGACAGCGAGGACGGTATCTTGGTGAGGCTGGTAGACCGGGGCACTGGACGCACTACCGCTACCATTATGTGGTCTGCGCACTCCTTGCAAACAGTCGCGTGGACTGAGTACCGGGAAGAGGACATGGTGTACCAGTGCGAGGATTGTGGCGCGAAGTACAACGAGGAGCAGCTCACCCCGCACTGCGGCGATTGCGGAAGCGAAGAAGTCCTGCACACTAGCCAGCGAGGGGAAGATAACGATGAGTAACCCAAACGAAATAGGCGCGCGGTTGAGTAGAGTAGAAAGCTCTATCAGAGATCAGCGAGAGAATTTGCGAGAGCGAATCCGCGAAACTTCCCGCAAGGAAACGGTGCGTATTCTTAAAGAGTTCTCGGCTGAATTAAAATCTCAGCTAGCAGCAGGGGCAACCCTAACGCCAGAACTTATAGACGCTGCCATAGAAGAGCTTGACAGCTACTAACCGCCCGCCCCACTCAGCCCGCCATCGTGCGGGCTTTTTTGTGGGCATACCAAATTCAGTATGTCTTTCAGACGGCCTCCCCTATTACTGACCCGTTCAGAGCAAGACCCGGACGCGAGCCAATCCGCCCCTGAAAATAAATTCGGGGCTAGCGGGCAAGGCTCAGACCCCTACAAGTCCTGCCGTGGGCGAAGAAATACACTACGGAATAAGTGTCAAGGGTTTTTTTCAGTGTGATAGGTAGTAGGGCTGATAGGCTAAAAACCCTTTGACAGCAGCGTATTTCTCATTTCGTAAAAAGTCACTTGGTATAATAGACGTGACGGCAGGGGATGAGACCCAGCCGCCACTAACCAACAACTAGAGGTTATCTATATGGCTACTAACAAGATACGCAAAACTCCACTGCACCGCAAAGTTAAGTATCTATTAAACGATACGCACTGGGCTGGCTTCATGGCCGACCACTACTTCGCCAAGACTGCGGCAGCCAACAAGTCCTGCGACGCGGCCGCGTTCGACCGAGCCGTCTCAACAATGGACATTACGCTAGATGAATTTTTAGGGAGGAAATACAAATGAGCTTATTCAGCAGCACAAGGCATCCCATTCAGTTTCGCATCGAACTCGACCGCAGCTACGGGGGTAACGCGCGCGGGTCGCGGGAAGAAAGGGCGGCTAGACGCGCCGCACGAAAAGAAAAAGAAACGGAACTAGGAAACTTGATACGGATGACGTACCTCCAACGAGAAGACGCGGAAGCAGCGTTTGAGAAAGCGTGTTTAAGTCCTGACTTCTATGTGCAGGAGTTTATGAATTTATAGTCAACCCCCTAAGTGGGCAAAAACCGATTCGTTTTTGCCCGCTTAACTTCCGCGCAGCCTCCTCTCTAAAATTTCAATCAGGTCATGTACCCTTGCAACCCTCGCGTCATGCGCCGCCCGGTCTTTTCTGAAGCGGTGTCTGCTTACCCCTAACAACTCAGCGATAGGACGCTCACCCAAGTTCTTGACCCCGGCCCCGTCGCACCGCGGGCAGTAAGTCCCTGCTGCACCCTCCCCCGATCCACCGCACCCAGTGCATGGCGTTGCGCCAATCACGGCGCTAACGGCCGCGGCTGCTTCTCGCTCAGTCCCGCCCACCCATTGCAGCAGCCGCCGTAACTCAACCGAGCTGATGTCCTGCAACACGATGAGCCTGCCCAGCTCAGACGCTGGCGGCCGCTGGTCTGTCGGAGACTTAGACCGGGGAGCAGCCAACGCCGCGGCCACGTCCTGCCACCCGCGCTTTCGCCCAGTCGTTGCCCCGCCGCCGTCTGAAAACGCCGAGCTGCCTCTCACGGCCAACAGTGCGATACGTTCGATAGCCCTCATTGGTCTATAGTCCTGCCGCGGCCGCGGTAACACCCGGCATCAACCCAACCCGCTGGCGTCGAGAAACCCCATCGCCTAACGACGGGGCCAGTAATAAACAGAGTCCAGACTGGGCTGTTATAAACGTCAAGCCGGTGCAGTAGCTTTGCTTTTCTGAACACAGGCCAAAGCCAAGGGATTCGGCGATCAACACACCGACCGCTGATCGACCGCAGCTCCTCCCACAGCGTCCCGCGCAAAAGGAAACTGACACTCCACCACGGATGATCGTGTAGGATCGCGTCGTCGGAGCCGTGGAATTTATGCAGGTAGATGTTGCAGTGTTTGTTTCTAGGGATCAGATGCCACCGAGTCATGTAATCGTCCCTGATAACTATTTTCTTGAGAAACTTTTTCATCTGACTCCCAGCAATTTGTCTATGGTGAACTCCAACATCTCTACTGATGAGTCGTTATGAATAACAGGCTCTCCTTCTAACGGAACAATTCCAATTTCACTCGTGTGCGCGGACACACTCGGCGCACCCCGCCGTCGAACATGCCACAGCTCGCCTCTCGCCCGCACCCACGCCGCCTCGTTGGGAAACCGCACGTCCGTAATGATAGTCTTGCCGTGGCTCTCACAGTATTTCTCTGCAATGATGAGCCAGCAGTCCTGATGGACGGTGTCGCGCGCCCACTCAGTTCCCAAGGTTTGCATCAGCTCCCGCGGCGACTTGCCCAAAGGCTCCAGCACTTTCTCCTTGAGGTCGCCCTCTAAGTGAGCCTCGGTCAAGCAGAAGCCTGCTGCTAACATGGCTTTGAGCGGCCCTGCAAAAGCGTAACGCTTGTAGTTTTCGCTGCGCTCCAAGTGATTTGCTACGGTGTCTTTTCCGACGCGCGCTGGGCCTGCTAGCCCGATGACTTTGTAACTCATAAGAACTCACCCCCAACACTGGCATCAAGTAGTGCTAGTATCTGCTCCGCTTCTCCCGGTAAATTTTGTAGCCCGGACAGCCGAGGCTTGATGTAGATAGTCCGTGGAGTACCACGCCACCTGAGCTTCCCGAACTTTTCCCAGCCAGCGGCTCGCAGTAGCATCCCAAGTCTTGCCGGGCGCACCGTCACAGAAAATTCTGAACGCATCCTCTGAGTGACAGCAGCGGTGTGTAGAACCCCACTCGGCCCGTTCACGCCGTCATATACCTCAGACAGCACCTCCGTCAGTGCCTGCTCGTCTCCGGGCTTGGTGTTCCCGCCCATTATGTCTTTGGCTTGGGTGTGAGGTGCGTGTCCGAACGGTTGAAAGCTATCTGGAATTTTAACGCCGAGCATGTATCCCCTAAGCGCCTCTGGGTGATTCGTGTAGGCGTCGTAGACCCTCTCGAAAAACTGAGGTCTTTGCTTCACTATTATCGCCACGTCCATACCCGTCCTCGGCGTCGTAAACACCACGAAGTATCTGCGGTCTCCAGCTTCCAAAGGGATAGCGTCCTCGTGATTAGTCAGGAATAAGTAGTTGGCTGAGTTGGGAACTTCATACGGGTCACGGCCTTTGCGGTGAATGCTGATGCGGGCGTTGGTGATGTAGGGTTTCAGGCTGTTAATGATTGCATGCGCGCTGCCTTTTTCACCCGGCAATCTTATTTCTTCGATTGTATTTAACACTGAACCTTGCGCCCACGATGTGAAGCCCGACCCCAGAACGTGTGCGTCAATCGACCGTGCATTTTCAGCGCCGAGCGCAGCCCTCAAGATTTCCGATAACATAGTCTTGCCTGCGCCTTGTGGCCCCTGAATGACGGGTGCCCAGTTCATGTGCGAACCTTCGTTCTGCACGATCCAGCACATATAATAAAAGAAAGTTTTTCTCTCAGTTTTTGGAATTATCAGCGTGAGAAGTTTAAGAAAATTCACCACCGCTGAGTTGTCCCCTGCTCCCCAAACCTCGCGCGGCCACGCGACCGGGACTGTATGCTCGTTCCACTCGTTGGCATACTTCACACCCGTGTCTTCGTCCGTAAAAACCACAGGCTTACCCGGCGCATAGATACGCTGGGCGCAAATTGGAATTGGAGTTTCACAGAGGGACAGCGCGTAGATGTCAGCAGGGGCCATCAAGACACCATCAGCCCCAGTCATGCGGCGGTTAAATTCCGCTTGGAAACCTCGGCTGCTGCAACGTCTCTTTGTTGCGAGTTCTAAAAACTCATCGCCGTTTTGCAAGTAGACCCAGCCCTCGGGCCAGCGATCTAACTCGTCCAGTCTCTCACCCTTGTTGGGAGGAGTATTAGCTGACAGCCTCTTAGGGTTAAGCCACTCGCGCACTTCAGAAATCGGATGGGGCTTCACAGTCCTGCCGGTACTGGTTACCGCCAGCTCTGCAAGACGCACCTGAATAGACTGCGCCAGAAGGTTGCGGTCGTATTCTCCGAATGTCCACTCGTGACAAATCTCAACTGTAAACACCTCACGAATCTCACCCTCGTCAGCGCACATCGAAATCTTGCGCGCCCAAGCACCTCGCAAACTCTCGCGCGACTCCGCTGCTTCCTGACGGCCGAGGTCTTTCAAGACGGTGCGGATGGTCACAGGCGCGCGGTCTGAGAGCTGCGTGTTAAAGCCTTCCCATGCGGCCGCACAACAGGCGTCATCCCACTTTGCGGTGGCCTTTGAACTCCAAGCGTCCCACACCTGTAGACCCTCGTCCGAGCCTCCGAACTGGTGATGTAGCCCCATCCCGGTTTGAATCCACACATCCCGCTCGTGGGCGTCTACGCTCTCAAGCCCTTTTACTATGTCGGCAGTCGTTACGCTTTCAAGTGGCCTCCGATAGTTTTTTAAGCCCTCGTCACCCTCGATAGGCGCGGCGTTGATCTGGCCCGGAGCTACTGTCAAGTACGCAGTAAGGTCTAAGTAGCTCCCCTCGTTGACATGCACAGTGGGACAGTAGTCATCAAATATAATGGGTAACATCTGAGCTTGAGCCGGGCTGCTAGAACAACTGTCGGCACTTATACCGTTCAGTTTTAAAAAGTTGGCCGACGCCTGTTTAAAATCGCCAACGCTCAGAGCTATGTTGAGCGGGAGTGCTACCCGCCATCGGCGCGCGCCACCCACACTATTTGCAGTCTCAAAGTATGCACACGTCCAGTCCCTAACCTTCAGGGTGACTTCGTGCTGTGACAGGTCGCCGCTGTCAAGGTCTAGTATTAAGAGCTTAACAGCAGTGACAGACTCCGTGTTTCTCTTAGCGCCCTCGGCCGTCTGACCAGCTATTATATAGCCGCCTTTTACTTTGAGCTTGTCCCGCTGTTTTTTCGTGAGCGAATGCCATGCTGCGAAGGTATCGACCTCGGCGTCCAGCTTCGAGACGTGGGTAGAGCCGTCGCGTATAAAATCTGCAAACTGATTTATGTCGCTAAGAATTTTATGTGATAGGTTTTTGCTGCGGGCTGCGCTCAGACCGTAGGTCACTTCAATCATTGATCTTCTTCCCCAGTAGTGTAATATCGAATCCGCAACCCGCTCAGGTTGCAGGGTTGGCCCCGAGTCGTTTACGCGACCGGGGCTTTTTATTACCTACTTGGCGGGATCGCGGAAGATGTCGGGCCTCAGTTGGTAATCAGAAACGTGATTGTTGAGCGCGTTGCACACCTGTACAACTCTACGAGCGGGTATTGCGCCGCTTGCTGTCCAGCTCTGAACCGCCTGCGGTGTGACCCGGCAGCGTCTGGCTAACTCAGACAGGTTACCGTCAAGTACATTTTGCATTGCGGTTCTGAACGCTGCGGCCGATTCTCGGAGCTGCTTAGGTGTCATAGCATGGGATCGAAAGGATTTGGTATCAGGCATAGTAGACGTGTTCCGTAGGTAAAGTGTAGCTTACTCGTGTAAGTGTAACGAATAGTAAACCAAACTTGTAATGTGTACAACTTTTTACTGAGCATTACAATCTTCGGTTGTAATAGTCTAAGCGTAAGATTACAATGTGACGTCGAATGACACTCCGAGGCACGACGCCCGGCCTTTCACGCACTCTCTTGACGCTGGTACGGAGACACCACACTGAAGTGCGATTAAGGAGCATATAAAGTAATGGCAACAGAAAAGAAGTACCAAACTTTCGCGGTCAGGGTAGCCGCAGCGGCAAAGTCTCAGGACTTGTCCCAAACGAAGGTTGCAAAAATAGTCGGGGTGACCCCGCAGTCTGTTCAACGCTGGTTCACGGGAAGCTCTCTTCCCCGCCCGTCGCACATGCCGTCGTTATCGAAGGCGCTGGGCATCTCAGTCGAGGAGTTAATATCAGGGGTTGAGGAACTTCATTACGCAACCCAACTCGACCGGCAAGCCTCCCCGCCCTCGATGATTAAAAATCTCTACGAGTCGCAAGAGGCGCTGAACGCTGCGATTACCCGCCACCAGCAAGCGGTTACCTTAGCCACAAAAACTGCCTACGACGCGCTGATACTGGAGCTGTCTTACGAAGGCTATTATCCCAACGTGCAGGATGAAGACCGACACAACTCTTTCTCGGTTGAACGCGACGACGTTCGGTACGACATTGAGCTTCATGTCCGGTCGCCAAGTGTGGGCGACACCATCCGAGTCGGAAGGCGTCATCAGGTGAATAGTTCAGTAACTCAGGTATCAGTCTATGCCTTCTGGTCGTCGTTCAGCAACGAGCCGCGTTTTTTTATAGTCCCAGCGCGGATGTTTTTGACTCGGGAGGGGATCGCACTTTTAAAAGCGGCAGCCGCACCTGAGCTTATAGAACTGCAAAGGAACGGACATAGCGACACGGTCGCCAAGGCTACGGCCGAGGCTATGGCCTACGCACACCCCCTGTGGGACTTTGTAGACCGGTTCGATATTGCTGATATTGCTAAACGTGTCGCGGGCTGGGAACTCGTCCGGGATACCCACTAAAACAACTGCCGCACACCTCCCCGGCATTCCTGCCGTGAATTAGATAGGAATCTAATTATGTATAGCACTTATATCGACATGCAAGATCGCAAGGTATTAACCCTGCTAATCAACCGCGTATTACTTGATGGGCATTTAATATCCGTTTCCGATGGCGAGGAAACTGTATTGGATAACTGTGGAGATTTTGAGGAAATTACCAGCGCATTAAATGGTACGGGTGAGGATTGGATTAACATTATTGATTCCGATAGTCGGGAAGTAATAACAGCTTTTTACTGTTTATATGGGGAGGCCAACAAAAGCGACCCGCTGGAATTATTCGCTGATTATTACTGTGGTGATTATCCAGATGCTATTATCGCTTATATAGAAAAAGGACTTACACACCCAATCGCTGGCTGTTAATTTTACCAGTATTCAACCATAACCCGAAAACAACTGCCGCACACCTCCCCAGCCCCCGCCCCGTAAGGCTTGGGCTTTTTTTTAATCTCAATTACACTTACACCTTGACAAGTTACACTTACAACCAATATGATGGCTACCGTTGTAAAGATAAACCCACTACAGAGAAAACGCTATGATCGAGAAAACGCTAACAGATTTAACCCAAGCGGTTTTGACCCTTGTCAGCCAGATGGATGACCTTCGAGCCTACTTGCCGCCGCCCCCTAAGACGACGGCCACAGCACCTGACGCCGCAACACCTAAAACCAAGACGAAAGCCAAGACGAAAGCCAAGACCGAAGCGAAGTCTGATGCCGTTGATCGTTCGGTAGCAACAATCGACGACGCGCGCGAGGCGGTGTTGGGAGTAGCCCAGTCAATTAACCGCGAAGCAGCGGCCGCGCTGGTTGATAAGTTTGGAGCCGCAAAGTTAGGAGACCTGAACGCGGCCTGCTACAGCGAACTGATAGCCGAAGCGAAGCAGATGATGGATAACGCAAACCAAAACTGATAACTGAGAGACCGACATGGATATGCAACCAAAGCCAACTAAAAGACATCTGAGACTGAAATACGATTTCGGAGACACTGAGTTCGAGACTACGATCCTCAAGTCCAACTGGACAATTCTTGAGGTGAACTGGTTTGGAAAGCGGCTGGCATTCTTCGGCCGTACCCCCGCGCTTGCGAAGGGGCGTTGGTACTCCTACCTCAGTAGTATTGTAACACCGAGGGATATGTAGCATGGGTATCCACGCGAAAAGAAGTGCAAGCTCCGCTCACCGTTGGGTCGCATGTCCCGGCTCCATCGAGATGTGCAAAGACATTCCCAATACCAGTTCGTTTGCTTCCCAAGAAGGATCGGCTGCGCATTGCGTTGCTGCTAACCTCTTAACAGGCGAGGCCGCGGACATTGGCATGTACTACGATGTTAATACCGACGAGCTTTTACCTATAGATTCTCCAGTAGTTATTAAGGATGGAACTATCGGGGAGCGGCCTACTTTTAAACTCGATGAGCAGATGTTTGAACACGGCCACGGCTATGTTGATTACTGTAATCAGTATCCCGGTACGCATTTTACTGAAGTCAGAGTCAGCTACGAAAAGTATGTCGCTGAAGGCTTCGGAACAGCCGACCACATTGTGATAGGCGACGGCGTTCTAGACGTGATTGATTATAAGTATGGGAAGGGTGTGATGGTTCACGCCCAGAAAAACGAACAAGCACTGTTGTATGCTTTAGGTGCGTACCTTGAATTTGAGTTCTCTTTTACACAGCCTGTTGAAAAGGTGCGGCTACACATATATCAGCCAAGGCGAGACCATATCAGTGTTGCGGAGTATTCAATAGAAGAGTTGTTTGCTTTTGCCGAGGTCGCAAAGATCGCGGCAGAACTTTCAATGAGCGATAACCCGCCTCTGTCACCCGGCGTTAAGCAGTGCAGATTTTGCCCAGCCAAGGGCGTATGCCCGGCAAGAGCAGAGGAGTCTATGCGGGTAGCCTGCGAAGAATTTGGTGTGTACGACACTGCTGTTGAGACGTTAGCCGCAGGCAAACCATTGCCGACCAGAACCCCCGCGCTGCTCTCCTACTCCGAAATAGGACTATTACTTGAGCAAATCCCCGCCATAGAAGATTGGTGCGCGGCGGTGCGAGAGGAAGCATTCGGCGGTCTTGTCCAAGGATTAGACGTGCCGGGGTTCCGAATCGTCGAGGGGCGCGCTAACCGCAAGTGGACGGGGGCAAGTGAAGCCGCGGCCGCCCTGCTCGCGCTAGGAAAAACTCAGCAAGAAATTTACACGTCATCCCTTATCTCACCCGCGCAGGCCACTAAGCTGCTGGGTAAAGGAGGGGCTGACGCTTTGAAATCCGTAATCACGAAACCGAAGGGTAAGCCTTCGGTCGTGGCAACTGATGACCCACGCCCTGATTATTCATTTACTGACGGACGTGAATTTAACTAAGTCTAGCAAAAAGGAAAACGCTATGAACGCAGAAAGACAGCAAAACAAGACACTAGATACTACAGTCATCACTGGCGAGGGTCGCGGGAGTTATGTCTCCGTATTCCAGCCAGCTCTTAATACGATGAGCGGCAAAGAAGAATACTCGATGGCTTTCTTAATTAGCAAAGACGACGTGGATACCGTCAATGCGATTAACAAGGCGGTCGAAGCAGCAACAACTGCTAAGTGGCCTGACGCCAGTAAGCGCCCGCCTAATCTGAAAAATCCTCTCCGAGATGGCGACACGGAGAAGGCCCACGACGAGGCTTATGCGGGCCATTACTGGGTTAACCTCAAGACCAAGAACCAGCCCGGCATAATCGACGCTCAGATGCGGCCCGTCCTAGACGTCCGCGATTTTGTCAGCGGCGACTACTGCCGAATCAGCGCGAACGCCTATGCGTATGACCAGAAGGGTAACCGCGGAGTCGCGCTTGGACTGAGCAATGTCCAAGTCACCAGCAAGGGCGAACCCCTAAGCGGCGCGGGCCGCCGAGCCGAGGATGACTTCTCTGCTTTCGGCCCGGCTGCGGGTGCATCGGAAGACCCTTGGAGCTAAGACGTCAACCTGCCAGCCCCATAACAATAATAGGCTGGCCGCCTGACCCACGTTACGGGTCTCCTACTTATTAACCGGAGAGCGCAATGGCCGTGAAGTTACATATCGACCTTGAGACTTTCTCAAAGGTGAATCTACGAACGCGAGGCGTGTACGTCTACGCCGCTGACCCATCCACTGAAATTATGATGGCCGCAGTAGCCTACAACGATAAAGAAACTGTCCTTTTCGATTGCACCCGTGAGCCGCCTCCCCTTTGGCTGTGCAACGATCTTGTAGACCCTGATATTGAGAAGCTAGCATTTAACGCCACCTTCGAGATGCAACTATTAGCCAACTGCTGGGGATTAGACATCCAAGACAGCCAGTGGACTGACGTTATGGTTCTAGCTAAAAGCCTGAGCTTTCCCGGTGGTCTAGGACAAGTTGGAGCCTGCGTTGGCATACCGCTAGACACTCAGAAATTGACTTCGGGTAAAGCCTTAATTAAAAAGTTCTGCGGGCCGAAGGTAGGGACTCAATCTAAACCTCACGTCCGCAGCACTCGGGCGACTGACCCCGAGGCTTGGGCCGAGTTTTGCACTTACTGCATTCAGGATGTGAATGCCGAGCGTGAGATTTACAAGAAGCTGCTGCCTTTTAGCCCTGAGACGCACCCCGCCAGTGAGAGGTCTCTTTGGCTACTTGACCAGCACATCAATGAGACTGGGATGCCAGTCGATGTTGATCTAATTGACGCGGGGATTGAAGTCTATAAGAACCACACCAAGAGTCTTCTCGCCGGAATAAAATCAATAACCGGGCTGGACAATCCCAACAGCGTAGTACAGCTACAGAGCTGGCTGCAATCGAAGGGGGTCACCTTAAAGTCACTGACGAAGGCTGTGATGCGTGACTGCCTTCTGCGCCCTGACCTTCCGAGTGCAGTGAGAAATGTTCTCCTGTTAAGGCAGGAAGCCAGCAAGGTGTCACCCAAAAAGTTCCAAGCCTTCAAGCAACGGTCATCGGGGGACGCGCGGCTGAGGGGCAGTTTTCAATTCTACGGAGCCGCTCGAACGGGACGGTGGACAGGAGGGGGGGTGCAACCTCACAACCTCGTGTCCCCGACCCTCGGCGGTCGAACGGTAGAGGAGATACAGATACGCCTCTCTGCTGCGATTAAAGCAGTCAAGCACAGAGACCTTGAGATTCTTGATCTCATGTACCCATCTGTTACTGACGCTTTGATCTCAACTATCCGGTGCGTAATCGCGGCCCCGGTAGGCAAGTCGTTGCGAGTCGCCGACCTAAGCTCAGTTGAGACTGTCGTGATTGGCTGGCTGTCCGGGAGTAAGCGTATTACTGACCTGTTCAGGACAGGCCGCGATGCCTACAAAGATTACGCGACGGAAGTGTTCTCGGTGGAATACTCAGAGGTCACTAAAGACCAACGTAAATTCTGTAAGCCGCCTGTTCTGGGTTGCGGCTTCGGGCTTGGCGGCGAGGGGCTGATGAATTACGCACACGGGTTTGGCGTAGACCTAGCCGAGCTTTACGAGGGGGAGAGAGACGAGTGGCGTGTGCCTATCGACCCCAAGTCAGACACACGGGACAGGGAGTACACGCGCGACGAAAAAGCTATGGCGGTCGGGAAGCGGCTGGTGGATGTCTATCGTAGCGCGTACCCGGAAGTTCCCAAATGGTGGAACGAATTGCGCATTGCAGCTTTCTCTGCGATGGGCGGTGAAGGAGCGTGGGAGGCCGGGCTTGTGAGCTACGAATATTGTAAGCCGTTTCTTTTTTGTCGCCTGCCGAGCGGTCGGTCTTTGAGTTATTTCAGCCCTAAGATTGAAACAGTAGTACACCCCAAGTTTGGCAGTGTACGGAACCTGACATACGAAGGGGTAGACCAGTTCACTCGGAAGTGGACTAGGCTTGCCACCCACCCCGGAAAGATGGCGGAGAATATCGTTCAGGCAGTTGCCCGTGACTTGTTAGCAGCAGGCATGCAGAACTCACGCGCTGCTGGATTTGAGATTGTCGGCCATGTGCATGATGAAATTATTGCCATGACGGATACGGATGGCGGCTCCGAAATAGCCGAACTTATCGACTGCATGACTGAGCTGCCGCCGTGGGCCAAGGGCATGCCACTCGGAGCAACAGGCTGGGAAGGCGCATTTTATTTAAAGGATTAGGAGGGAGATATGGGGTTTAGGGTGAGCGAACGGGAAGAGAAGACAATGAGATTTGAGCGGCTGATTGCTCTGCTCCATCAGTCTAATGAGCTTCTCCAAGGTTTAGGGCAGTACGTCCCTGACCGGGATGAAAACCGAAAAGTCATGGAAGAAGTTATAAGCAGCAACACCGAAGTCATCCGTCAGGAGCTTGACGCATTGCACCTCGAAGAAAGTAGGATCATTACGCGGCTATGAGGGAGAGTGCGATTGAGAAGTACCTAGTCACCACGGTGAAGGCGGCTGGCGGCCTTGCTGTTAAGTGGTCAGCCCCCGGTAATCGCGGCGTCCCCGATAGGATTGTTTTCTTACCCGATACGTTTTTCTCATCACTTGTGTTCGTTGAGTTGAAAGCGCCGGGTTGCCTGCCGACAAAACTTCAGTTGGCGGTACACCAACAGCTCCGCAACTACGGGCAACAAGTGAGAATCGTAGACAGCAAGCGGGGCGTGGATAGTTTGATGCAGGAGCTGAGTATATGTCTTTAGCAGATGAGATGCACGATGCGGCGATGCGACTGAAGGAGACCGGGATTTCCCATCGTCAGATAGCGGCCCGACTAGGAATATCCCCCACTACCGTGAATCGAATTATACGCCCGCGTGAATTAGCGAGGGAAAGGCCACCCCGAGCAGGCAACGGCCGCATGTGGCTGCATGAAGTACAGACACTGGGGCCGGAGCTTATGAAGAGACTTGACTCGCTGTGGCCCCCAACCAAAACCCCGGATGAAGATGACGCCCGTGAAGTTTGAACCTCGCAGCTATCAGATACCCGCAATCCAGTTTCTGCTGGACGTCCCGCGCGCAGGATTATTTCTGGACGTCGGCATGGGCAAGTCTGTCTGTGCGACGTCAGTAATAAGAACTACGCTGCTCTCGCAGGAAATTAACCACTGGTTGATCGTAGCTCCGCTTCGGGTATGCCAGACGACTTGGCGCAGTGAGTTTCAAAAGTGGGATGAGTTAAAAGATTTAAGTGTTCAGTTTTTGGATGGCCTCCCTGCGGGTCAAAGGTTAAAGGCACTGGCGCAGGGCCGCGCGGATGTGACGATAATAAACATCGACCTGTTGGTTTGGCTTATCAATGAAGTCGGAATATCGGAGTGGCCGTGGGACGGCGTGATACTCGATGAGTCGAGCAAGTACAAGTCGGCATCCACAGCCCGCTTTAAAAAACTACGCAAAGTCCTACCTAAAATTGACAGGCTTATAGAGTTGACAGGCTCTCCCGCGGCCCAAGGCTTGCTGGGACTGTGGTCACAAATGTTCTTGCTGGATTTTGGCGAGGCGCTGGGGCGAACAAACAGTGCTTACAAATTCACCTTCTTCAAAAGCGATTACATGGGTTACAAATTTGAACCCCTGCCGGGCGCGAGTGAAGCGATTGAGGACGCCATCAGACATCAATGCCTGACGATGCGCGCGGTCGATCACTTGGATTTCCCCGACACCCTATACAACGTAATAGAAGTCCCCCTTGGAGAGAAGGCCGCCGCCCAATATCTGGAGATGGAAAGGCACTCTGTCTTGGAGTTGGGCGATGAAATAATAACTGCGGTCAACGCCGGGGTTCTTACTGGCAAGCTGTCACAAGTAGCAAACGGTGCTGTGTACTCCGCCGAAGATGAAAACAAAACAAAGACTTGGAACGAGCTTCACACTTTTAAACTGGACGCACTTGCAGAGTTTATCGGCGAGAAACAAGGCAGTCCATTTCTACTTGCATACCATTTCATCTCAGACCGCGCGAGATTAGAGGCTCGGTTTCCTGAGACTACGATGGAGTTCTTCAACGGTTCGCAGCAGCAGCTCAGAAGGTGGATAGCTGGAGAGATTCCTGTTCTCGCTGCGCAGCCCCAGAGTGCGGGGCATGGGGTAGACAACTTGCAGCATGCGACATGCACGGTGGTATGGCTCGGCCCTCCTTGGTCACGAGAGTTATACGACCAGTTCAACGGCCGCGTCACTGGCGCGCGGCAGGTAGGCACTAAGTTCAGCGGCACAAACGCAGTTATCCACCACATTATAGCTAGCGGCACTATTGATGAGACGGCTATGGCCGTGCTTAAAGAGCGCGGAGCCACTCAAAACGATTTTCTAAACGCGCTGAAAAAGCGCATGGGGCAGTAGAATATGGGCGAGATTATAGGTATCGGGGACGTCGGGGACGCCCTCCAGAGAAGAGAGACTCTCGAAGCAGCTCAAGACGTAGCGAAGCGAGTGACTGACGGAGAGTGGAAAAACGCAGTGGGCATGTTGGCGATTGTAATAACCGAGGATAGTTTGATCTCATTTACGACTAGCAAAAGCGTAGACGAGGCGACGGCAATAACCCTCGCTACTGTCGTCACTCACGCGCTATGCCCTTTATTATTATCGGACGAACTGGACTTTGACGATGACGCCTGAACTAGCGAATGTACTACTAAAATACACCAACACGGAGGCGCAGCGAGAGTTGATTAAGATGCGCCGGGACGGGGCGACATGGCCCGAGGTTGCCACTAAGCTCAAAATCGACGGGGGCAACGGTCGGCAAACTATTCGCATCTTGAAAGAGCGAGCCGCGAAGCAAGGCTACGCGCCTGAGTACGACATGAACCATCCTGTGCCAGAGGGATTTGTCGTCAACAAAGTGTCAACTCTCTATGACTCCGAGGGCAATGTAAAATCGCAGTGGGTGAAGTCTCAGGGCGACAGGGAGAGGCAGTTGCAGATGCTGCTGGATACTATTCAAAGTGGCGGGAGTGGGTATAAGAAGTATAAGCCCACCGCCCAACCGAAGAAATTAGACGCAGACCTTCTCTGCCTGTTAACCATAACTGACTTCCATCTGGGCATGTACGCATGGGCCGCCGAAGCGGGCGAGGACTGGGACTCAGAGATAGCACGTTCGGTTTTCTTAGACTCAGTCGCCGCCATGATCGCGGCCGCACCCCCTGCGGGGACAGCCGTCTTAAACCAGTTGGGAGATTTCCTACACTTCGATGGGTTGTTAGCTGTCACGCCAACAGGGAATAACATACTAGATGTAGATACTCGATACGGAAAGCTGGTGGACATGAGCATGTCGGTAATGGCTGAAGCCGTGCGGATGATGCTTAAAAAGTTCGGTGAGGTTCGCGTCATTCAAGCGGAGGGTAATCACGACATGGCTAGTTCTGTATGGATGCGGAAGCACCTCAAGTACCTATTTGCTGACGAGCCACGAGTAACGGTAGACGACTCTGAGTTTCCGTATTATGCGTTCTTGCATGGGAGGACAATGCTCGGCTTTCACCACGGCCACAAAGTCAAACTTGCGCAGATGTTCAAGCTGTTTAGCAGCGAGCCTCGCTTCCGAGGCATGTGGGGTTTAAGTGACCACACCTACATCCATTCAGGACACCTGCATCACGAGCGCGTTGTAGAAAATGGTGGCGCGATTGCAGAGCAGCACCCAACCCTTTCGAGCAGGGATGCGTATGCCGCTCGCGGAGGCTGGGTCTCTATGCGCGGGGCCAAGATGATTACTTATGACAAGACAGATGGTGAGGTTCACCGTATCACAGTACGACCGCGGACAATATAAAGGAGGAAGCAGGATGGCATTTACAGCCAAAGAAAACGCAGAGCTATTAAAGTTAATTGAGCGGATCGCGGTTGCGGCAGAAGTCATATCGGATGCAGTCGAGACGGAGTTACGCGGGGTGCAAGACGAAGATGAAGACGAGCCTGCGCCGTCATCACATTTTGGAGGGGGAACTATATGAGCAGTCCATATCGGATGAGGTTGGAAGTCGCTAAAAAAGCGTACATCGCAACCGAAGGGGTTGGTGAATGCGGGGTGCGCTTCTGGTGGTGCGTCAGCCAAGTGGGACATAGCTATACTAACATGAGTGTTGAAAACTTGCGGGTGCTGTTCCCTAAATTAAAGAAGCAGGCTACAGCGGGGAAAGACTGGGCCTACGTCATAGGCCACGTCACCCAGTTTTTTCTAGTGCCTACCCTTGTTTGCCAGTTTGTCGTCGTCTTCAAGCACCGACAGGAGAGTTGGAATGGAGGTTAAAGAAAAGTTGATAGTCACTATCGCTGACCTGTCAACACTAATAGACAAGTCGCCTCGGTCAATCGAACACGCGATAGCGCGCGGTTCCAACTGGCTGCCGCCGCCGTTCAAGATGGGCAAACGGTGGTGCTGGCTGCGGAGAGATGTCGAGTCCCACCTTGACAAACTTGCTGATCGAGAAGCGAGGCCGGATCGCGTAGGAAGGCCCAGTGGAACCCTCTGAAAATGAGGCAAAGGAGGAGACCTAGTGATAACAAGAATCCATGTAAACCAACACCATTTAAAAGCCAACTCGAAAGATGGTGGCAGCCGACCTACTCTTACTTGCAAGACTTATAAGGATAATAGAAAGGGTCGCGTGGTCAAGATACACGGCCCATCGAGAGTGGTAGACGCAGCCGCTGATGGCGTCACGCCCTTGCCATGCGGCGCGAAGATATGGATTGAGACTGAGAGCGAGGTCGAGATAGTATTAGTCTAGCCCAGCTTTAAGGCTACGTTCGTGGGGCTTAGGTGCGTGTACCGCAGCAACATCTTCAGGCTTCGGTGGCCGGTGATCCGCTGCACTTCTACTATTGACAAGTTATGTACTTCAAAGAAACGACTGGTCGCTTCGTGGCGCAGGTCGTGCAGCACCAAGTCTTCAATCTCGGCCTTCTTACATGCTGCTGCAAAGTCCTTAGTGTATCTGTCAGGCGTTCCATCCCACACTTTCCCTGTGGTGCTTTGACTTTCTATCAGTCTAAACATCCGTATCGCCCGACGAGACAGAGGCACGTCTCTAGCATCTCCGTTTTTAGTCTTGGACAGGTGCGCAAAACGCGCTCGATAATTTATCTGGGAAAACTTTAGGCCGCAAAGCTCTCCCCTTCGCATCGCTGTATAAATCGACAGCCTGACGAGGGGGCCAAGAGCGGGTCGCACTTCGACGATAGCCCTCATCAACCTTCGATACTCTCCGTATTGCAGGCGTCTGGTACGGCCCTTGCCCGGAGAGGGAAGCTCAAGGTTTTTAATGGGGTTGACTAGGTCTTGATAGCCCCATCGCTTCGCTGCTCGTGAGTACATGCCACTGAGAGTAAACGCTTTCTTCCTGACGGTGTCTGCTGCGTAGACCTCCGACGCGCTGTCAACCCACGTCTGGAGCATCTTTGTAGAGATGTGGTTTAACCTCAAGTCCGCAAACGTGCTTTGGTTCCACGCTCGGATGTCACAGCTCTCGGTTCGACTGGTCTTTTTCGATGAGACCTCGACGTCATACCGTTGCAAAGCCTCCCTTAGTCGGGGCATACTGCTCTGACCGACACTCAAGTATTTACCCGTGAGAACATCATGCTCCAGCCCACTGGCAAACATCTCGGCTTGACGTCGAGTAGCAAAGGTTCGAGACACGGACTTCATGTCCTTACGTCGTATCTCGGCTCTGAACTTCTTTCCGACTTTAGTAATCGTCGCCACTGAGGTACTCTCCCTAACACGTCAGGAAGGATAGTGCTTTTATTTGCGACTAATTACAAGGTTAGATTACAATGAAAAGCCTGAAACCCTTGCCATTACTACCGCCGCCCTTAGCTCAGCTGGATAGAGCGTCCCCCTCCTAATTGGATATTGGCAGTTTTGAGAGTCGCGCTACGGGCCACATCCCAGTAATAGCAGGCATTCTGGCTACCCTTGCGTACCCCTTAATACCCGGAGTTACGAACTCAGTGCTTTTATTTGCGTTTCTTAATAGCCGTACTTGCCCTTCTTGGCAGGCTTCTTTTTAGTTGCGGATTTGTGAGATGCGCCCGCCATCACCTTGCCATCTGGCATAGTGTGAGTCGCTTTTTTCTTGGGTGTTTTGCTCTTCATGCTCTTAACCGCTCAGTAGTAATTAAAAATCAACCAGTTCGTCAGTTCTCGCTTTCAGTTTCGGATTAACACGCCTGCCCCTTTCGGATTTGTCAGATGCGGCTACCCGTGTCCGTATGGAATTGTTAATAGTCTCCCCGTTGATCCCGAAGTCAGGGTTTGCCTCATTGAACTTGTCTATCTGCGACGAAGTATCAGACGATACGTTTTCAGTGAAATCTGAGTCTATTACCTCCAGCGCAGCTTTCCTCAGAAGGAATGCTCGCCGGTCTTCTATTCGAGTTTCGCGTCTATTTTTAAGCCTGTTTATACCGTATTGCTTGGTCATCATGGTAGGTGTGAAGCCCTGAGACTGGAGCGCAATTTGCCACCCGCTAATTTCATCAGCTTCAAACATCGTGTCGCCAGCCGCATTAGTGAGACCCTTATCGCTATACCTGAACGCCTTGCTAACGTCACGAACAAACTTCGGAACTACCTTCTCAAACCCCTCCCAATACTCCTCCTCACCTATACGCTCCATAGCATCAAACGCCATACCAAACGTACCGCCTACCACTGGGCCTGCCGCCTGAAGGAGAATGTGCGCGTATTTAGTCCTACCTTCTAGCGCAGGGTTTTGCTCTTGTATGAACAGCCTCCATATATCAGGACTAACTCTAAGACCAATACTTGCCCCGGTCGCCATGTCGAGAGGGCCGACCCAAATGTAGTCGGCTATAGTCTCACTCAACTCTTCGTCTTCGAGGAAGCTGTTAATTGAAGACTTTAAGCCAGCGCGCATCTCAGACTCAAACTCCCTCGGGTCATCGTCATCGCCAAGCAGACCTTCTAAAGATTTCCAGATAGTTTTAATTGCAGAATAAGCTGCAAACCCGGTAAACCCGCCCATTAAAAAGCTCATGCCCACCATCCCGAGGCTTCGGCTGCGCATCTCCCTTCGTACTTCAGGAGATACATCAGGAGCCGCAGTTGCGACGTAGGCATCCCGCAGGATTCTCCAAGACATATTTATAGCGTACTGCTTGTACTGCCCCACAACCTTCATCACCGGGGAAGTGAGCGCCGAAGGTCGGCCCGCGTTGCTGTAGTCGAAGTGAGCGTCGAGAGTTACGTTGTATCCCAAGTTCAGCGCGGATTCGTGACTCCTCCCGGCGGCTCGTGCCAGTCGATAGCTAGCCATCGCCGTAACTTCTCGGTTAAACACTTCCGCATTGTGGAAGGCCGCTGACATCATATCCATCCAGCGGCGGCCTACCAGCCCTCTCTCCATCCCTTCATCGCTTATCCCTGCGAGGTCATGGACACGGGTCTTTTCAAAAAGCTGACGCCTGACCATCTCTTCGTAGAACGCTAGTTCATCTCCTTGGAGGTTTACCGACCAGTGGGACTTCTCATCGTTGTCGAGAAATACCTTCCCTTTCTTAGCTCGAATTGCTGTGTTGGTAGCTACTACGCCCACGAACTCAGTAGAGGCACGAAGCAAAGCGGCTGACGCCTTTCCGTAACCAAACTTACCTCCCAGAATAGGCAGTGCGACAGCGGGGGTTTGCAGCCCGTTTATACTGGCTGCCGCAGTAGACACCGCGAGTTGATACATAAACCCAAAGGACGTAAGCCATGAGGCATAAGCATTATTAGTCGGACTCATTGCCCACTCGTTGGATTCCTCAAGCTGCGCATATATCCGCTGCGCGTAACTCGCATCTCCAAACTCTGCTGCCTCAGCCTTCGCAGTTTTCAGTATCGCTTCTAGCCTATCGGCGTAACGCAGCTTAGTAATGTGGTGAGCGTGGTGCAGGCTTAGGGACGCATAGCCCCTCATGGCATCTTCGTCCCAGCCCTTTGTTTTATTTCTGTGGAGGTGCTGCTTACGGACATTCATCTCGGGGAGGGTCTGAAGATACAACTGCCAAACCTGATCGGCCAGTTCATACCGAGCTTTTCGGTCTATGTCTGAGCTTTCATTGATAAGATCGGTAACAGTAGCGGCATAGGTCGAATCAACCTGCATCCACTCGTGTTCGTCTTTGTCCTTGACTCCTCTGAATACGTCGTATCCTAAAGCCTTCATTTTCTTCCGATGCCTAGCCGCATCACGGGGGTTCTCAAACATTGCAAAGTCGATTGTCTCACCCGTGGTCTTGTCCTTAGCTACAACCCAGTGTTCTCCGAATCGACTTAATGGGAAGTACGGCCCTCTCACAGCGTTGCTTTCAAAAGATAGCCTTAACTTGTCAGTCAGAGAAGCTCTTACCGAGTCTGACATTTCAGCGCGCGCTATGCGCTCTGACAATTCCTTGTACATATCATTGCGCTGTACAGCGTATGTGTTTCTGACGTTTTCGTATAAGCCTTTCGCTTCCTGACTAAGCGCCGCGTACCTCACATCAATATCGGGTTTAGCAGCTTTGCGAACCTTCTCATCGGCATACGTTTGATCGAGGGCTTTCAACAGCCCCGCTACGCGCAGTCTATCCTCCGGGGTTACGGATAGAGCCATTCGCCTTTGGAGTTTGGTGCGCTCTTTGAGATACTTATCTCCGGTAATCAGAGGCACATAGGGGCGTGACGGGTCGTAGCCTACTACCGTTGTATGGTGCATGAGCTTGTGTAGCGCCGTCGCCATCTTTCTGTTTTTACGCGCCCACCTGTGCCATTGGTTAAGAATCTCCCCCGCGTCAGCCAGAATCTGGTTGCGGTCTGCGTCCATCTGTTCTGCTGCTCTGAGGTAGTCAGTAGCAGCAGGCATGTCTTTAGGCGCTATTTCGGGAAGCGCCCGGCGCGGTAGGAGTTTTAGAAGGGCAGGTCGGGCAGTTATAAGCCGCTTAAAGAACTCAGGATTGTTATCTATGGTGGGGTTTTTACGGCCGGGGGTAGACGCAAGTATTATATCGTTCAGCTCGTTTAAGCTACTTTGATTTTGATTCTCGCTGCGACGGCGAGAGCCAAGTATGTCGTTACTGTCTGCCTTTTCGCGGGCTACTTTTCGCCCAGCAGCTCGTTTAGCTTTTCCAGACTTGGCAGGTTTTCTGTCCACGGCTTCTTGTTCAGCTCCAGCTCGACTTCGTGTTCTTCCTGAACCTCGTCGATTGCTGTCTCCCACCCCGAGCTTTCCAGCGAGGTTTCGGGCCGCGTTTGCGTAGTCTGGGGCTTCCGAATCTTCGTATCCATCATTAAACTCCTCTTTACTTCTGGCCCCATCATACAGCAATTTCTCGGGATACCACAGCAGTGCCTGAAGGTCAGCCATAGTAAGGTCGGGGTTGCTCTCGTTCAGCTCCGTGAGCGCCTCTTTGAAAATGCCGCGAATGCGGTTTCTTTCAGCCGGGGTGGGAGCCTCTATCTGGCCGTCAACATCTTTAGCTAGGCCGTTACCTAACCTACGCAACAGATCGCCTGCGCCTGTCTCGTTCATTACATCTCGGTTCTTTTTAGACGTTGAAGATTGCTGTATCGCAACGGCCGTAGCGATAATGTCTTTCTTCGTGCCGATTTTCAGGACAGCGCCGACGCTTTTAAACGTCGCTTTCAGGGCTTTCTTTTCTTGAGCAGTCATCCCAAGGAAAAGCGTCTGAATCGCCTTAGTCTTTTTAGCAACAAGGTCTGGGCGATTACTGATTAAGGTTCCTGTCCACCTACCCCATGTCCGGCGCAACCAGCGATCCATTGTTAGCTGGTCGAACCTTCCGTTTAGGTTAGAGTAAAAGCCATTGCCGATCTTCGGGCCTATAATCGCAGAGCCGTAAACTTCTGTCTCTACCCACTCGCCCGTTATTTCATAGCCTGCCTTTGTTAATGCGCCGACAGTCGTCTTAGTGTCAAACAAAGTCCTGACTTTGTCAGTGCCGTAGGCGGCAACCATCTCATTATACGTTTTGAAAGTCTTATTGATTTGACTTGCAGCAGTACCGATCCCAATCTTAACAGGGAATTTCCCGGTCTCTTTAAATTCAGAGTAAGCTCTCTCAGCCAACTCAAAGTTTTTATCAACCTTCAGTCCGTTGGAGGTATTAGCCAGTGCAAACGTAAATGCAAACTTAGCGTTTTTATCAGTCTTAATCTCTGGGTGGATACGAGACAGTGTCTCGATGGCTTCAGTTATGGTGCGGTCGTACCAGCCAATCGCGTTGGCGTTATTGACCAGCGCCACAGCCGCATCGCTCAATACTAATTCTTTTAAGTAAGCGTTGGCTTCGGGTGTGTTCTTCGTAAGGTCTAGGCCCATGCGCTGTTGTTCTTCCAGCGCCTTAGCCTGTAGGTCAACTTTAAAAGGCCGTTGGCTCGGGTAGGATGTGGCCTTCGCCGTTTTGCGCGCTGACGCCAGCCCCATAGGGGTTGCTTTGCGCGACGCTAGTAGGTCGCTACTGCCTGAGTTGTCAGGGTCAAAGGCTGCATAGGCAGATCGGATGTTGGACTCTCTGCCGGGGAACGTCATAACGTGGACAGTGTCCGCGTCTACGCCGTCCATGCCAACGCCCACCCAAAAACCGAATTTAGTATTAACCGTGTAGTCAATAACACCATCAAAGCCAAGGTTCTTCAACACCTCTGAGGATACCGCACCTGAGCCAGCCATTTCGCCGTCATTAGTGTAGACATATTTGATCGTGTTTCGTATTAAAAGATCAAGGTCTGTCGCACTAACTCCTTCAGGGTAATCTTCTAAGACGCGCTGTACTACCTCTTGCGACTGTTCTTCGTCTATATCCAGAGTTGTGTTGTAAAAGGCGTCTGTTAGCTTTGTGTACAGCGACTCGTCGGAGCCATAAGACAGCTCGTCGGCGTACTCGCGTATGGCGTCATCAAAGGCGTCATCGTCTTCGTAGTCTTCCCGATTTAATTCTTCTTCCGCGTCTTGGTAGAAATCCTTTCCTTCAATAATACTCTCGCCGGGAAACGCGCGGCTGCGGATCACAGCATAGTTCCCAGTCTTTATTCGGAGCGGGTACACGACGCCCTGCCCCGCTGGCCCTACGACTCGATCTGAGGCAATCTTCCAATGGGCCGCGTCGGAGTCCTGTGAGTATTCCTCCAGTGGGATGTTCGCCTGCTCCAGCATTTCATCCCTTTCAGAGTCATCAAACTCCATTATGCTTGCTACGCTCTCGGCTTCCTGCTCTAGTCGAGCCGTCAGGTCAGGGCCAATGCCTGCGTAGTTACTGTTAACATCTTCGATGCTAGTGCTAGCGTAGGACGCCTTGCCCCAGTCTCCGTCAGGACGGGCGAGATCACCGTCGAACGCCTCGATGTCAAACGTGCTACCTGAGTAGACCTCCATGTCGAAGCCTTGCTCCTCGGCTCGGGCGTCTCTCGCTTCTTTTGTCATGCCCTCTTTGCCAAACTTCGCGGTGGCCGCAGTCCACTTCTCAGTGCCACGGCTTTCTTGGCCTAACGCTGTACGCGACGCGAGTATGTCGTCCCGCTGTGTAATTTCAATGTTAACGTCATCGAAAATAACGTAGTTAAATGATCCTTCCCCTACGTCCCTACTTTGTCTGTCTAAATAGCGCACTCCGGGGATGCCTTTCCCTTCGAGGGTCTTGCTTGCGGTTATATCGTTCGGCCCTGTGATCCCTTGCAGTTGTTCAGCGGTCAGTATTTCGCCACGGTCAGAGGTAACATCTAAGTCCTTCGGGTTTGATAGAGCCGTATAAAGCTGCTCCCCCGTAGTTCGCTCTAGGAGTGTCTCCCCATAGGGGCGAAGCTCCATCGCCTCGCCATACTTCCTTTTCAGGACGGGTATGAGCTTGGCAAGTGTCTTAGGGTCTTGCAAATCGTCCGCGTCTAAAAACTTAGAGTAGTGCTGCACTGTCCCGTCAGGCATAACGAAGTGCGGGACTTTACTGTCAAAGCCTTCAGGGAGAACACCGGAGGCTCTCAAAGCGTCAACAACTTTAGGCTGCTCACTTAGCGGTCGATCCCAGTCCAGCAGAGCGTCCGGGTCTACGTCCACCTCAACTTTATAAACCGTGCCTGAGTCCTCTATTGCCTGACGTAATTCTGTAGAGGCGTCGTAGTTCGCTAAGTCAGAGCTATACGCAGCAGATATAGCCTGCGCTGCGTAGTCAAACCCAAGCCAATCGTCCGCATCCAAAGCCTTTAAAACAGCCTCTTGCTCTGCTGAGAAAACACCCTGACCAATCTCGCCCATAACTTCATCGAAGGCGGCTTCATCTGGCAGCGCCTCTAAAAAAGTATCTCTTGCCTCTTTGTAAGCAGTGGCCTTCGAGTAACCCTGTGATACCCCTCTAAGTTCCGCAAAGTACAGGCCGTAACCGAACGCTTGCTTGCCCTCACCCGTGCCGATCTTATCGACGCGCATACGGCCTAACTTATAATCCTTTATCAAAGTTGCGCCCGCGGGGATGGGTGGCAGTTGGTCTATCCCGCCAACAATAAACTCTGTCTTACCGTTAGAGAGCTTTACCTGACGCTCGGCAGAGTATTTACGCGGCGACCCGTGCCACGCCGTCACGCCAGCTTTCCGACGCGAGCCGAGAATAGCACTGCTCTTTTCTAACTCTGCTATGAAATCGTACAGAGCATCTTCACGCTCAGTCAGGTCTGCTAGCTTTTTACTTCTAGCCGTCTGCTCGTAAATGATATTACCTAGCCTAACCTGACGGGCGGCAGCTTCGTTATCTATCTTTAATTGCTCTGCCCGTGCCAAACTCTGCATCTCGTTAAAGTTTGCCGTGTTGTACATTGCGTTTTTTGCAAACTTAAAATCAGGCGCGTCTTGCTTCATAGCATCTATCAGATCGTTTGCGCCCATCAGCGCCGCGTCAAGCCACGTCGCGGTATTGGTATCTGCCCCCTTAAACAAGTAATTCTTAACCCAATCTTTAAAACGCTGTAGTAGCGTAATCCCTCGGTAGTTGCTTTCCTCTAGGTATTTTCTGAAGGTCGGGTCGGTCAGTGTCCAAGTAAAAAACTCATCTATATCGCCGCGAGCTTGCCTCACGCCAGTAGGCTCACCCGCGACTTGGGGGAAAGCCTCTTTAAATTCCACCCACAGGTTTTGAAACTGCTCTATAGCATCCGCAGATTCGAGGGACTCGATCTTACTAAATTGGGCAACTGCTGCTCTTGAATAGGACTCAAGGTCGCCATACCGCGAACCAATAACCGAGTGGGCGACCTCGTGTAAAAACGTCTCGTAAGTAAACCCCTTGTACCCCGGCGCGTCATTTAAGTCTATTTTCGATTGGCTTTTGCTGAATGTGTACTTCCCGTGGAAATTCGCCTTTGTCTGCCTCACCTTTTTTATTACGGTGACATAATTATCTGGGTCGCCCAAGAGTTCAATGAGCTGGTTTGCCAGAGGGGCTAGCGAGGGTTCTTCAAGGACTACCGCGTCCAACATCTTTCTGATTGTTGTGACGTCTCCCTTTTTCTGATTTCTCAGAATGGAGAGTACGCTGTCGGGCATTCTCGCTTCGAGAATCTTACCCATCTGCGCGAGGCTTGTGACCGTCTCAGACAGTTCCTTGTCTGACGTAGGGGACACAGAGGGATTGCTTGGCTTCGGCGCGAGCAGAGCTTGGTAGGCTACAGAGGCTGCTGTTATCTCTTTATCAAGTGCTAGAATCCGCACACGCAGTTCTTCTGCTTCAGCTTTTTTACCGTCTATTAAGGCTATGTTGGCTAGTCGCTCTAGCTCGGATTGCTGTTCTTCAGCGATCTTCTTCGCCGCCTGCGCTTCTTTCAGCGCCGCCTCTTTGGCAGCTTTCTCGGCTTTCTTAGCAGCCGCCTTCTCGGCTTTCTCGGCTTTCTCAGCGGCTTTCTTCTCCGCAGCTTCTTTCTTAGCAGCCGCTTTCTCGGCTTTCTTTTTAGCTTCAGCTTCTCTCAGCTCGGCCTCTTTAGCAGCCTTGGCCTCTGTATCTGTCTCTGTCTCTGTCTCTGTCTCTGTATCTGTCGCGCCCGTAGTTTCTTGCGCGGGTGCGGCAGTGGTCTCAGGTGCTATTGCCTCAGCGATAGAAAGCTCTGCAAGTTTGCCAAACTCCCTCATATTTAAGTTGTCAGCAGTAACCTTTATCCCTAAAACTTTACGCAATACGCTTTGAACCGCCAGCCTAGCCTCGCCGAGCCAGCTTGAGTCGGATTTAGATTGGACGATAGCTTGGATTGCATACGCCATCCACTCGCTCTCGCGGGTCGATTGGTCTGCGGTGCTGTCGCCTGAGTCAAGAAACAACTCGTAGGCGTCCCCTAAGACTTTGCGCTCTCTTGCGCTTCCGAAGCGGCGCAGTAGATCAAGCCGCCGGTATAACGCGGTACGCCCCTCACCTACCAAGAAATCAAAACGAGTGCTGCCTGTACTGTTGGCATAACCCTCAGAAAAGTGCAGCATTTCGTGGTAAGCCACGGAGACCGCGCTGTCGTTATCGACTCTATCAGCAAAAATCACCGCCTCTTTTGTTCGAGTATTATATGCACCTACCATTGCGCCATCTGCAAACGCGCTTTCCCAGCCTGCCCCCAGAGAATCTCGCTGCGATGAATTTACAACTTTGAGCTTCCCGGCATCTAACGCAGCGGCCATGAGAGTGTTGAGACGTAAGACCCTTTCTGTCTCTGCGTTAACTGCTTCGGGAGTGGAGCCTGTGGGTATGGAGTCAGGAGTAGCGCCTGCGGAGCTAGGTGTGCTTGTGGGTGTGGAGTCAGGAGTAGAGTCGAACATATCAGGCGCAGGAGAAGTTGGCTCTGATTTGCTGCCTAAAATTGAAGAACTTTCGGCTGCTGTTGCCCTATCGTCTATTAACCTTTGTAGGGCTTCTTCCTTAGTAAAGCCGATGCCGGGGTCGTAATTTACTCCTTGTGGTTCGTCAGTCCGATACCAGACCGGGTAAGAGAATTGCTCGGTGTCGCGGAAAATCTGCTCCGTTGTGCCGTCGGGGAATGTAATGATGTAAGTCCCAGTTTCGCGGAAGTCTTCCGCTCGCTTGGATTTCAAGTCCTTCGGCGTTAGGGGTGTATTACTGCTAACACCTGAAGAGTTGTAAGAGCGAATTAGATCGTCTACCGCACTCTCGCGGTCTGTAGAGCCGAGCATGCCATCAGGCTCTCCCCGCACATGCCAGCGCCCTTCGTCGTCAGTGTCTTTAAATATCTGAGTGACCGTGCCGTCAGGAAGTATTACGTCGTAGTTTTTGGATGTTTTAAAGTCCGACGCTCTTTTTACCGTGACGTCATCTGAAGTTATCTCGGCGGGAGCGGCGTCCGAGGCGGGGCCGATTCTTGCTTCATACCGCGCGATGGCATAATCCATCGTTTGCCTTCTCTCGGTTTCGAGACTGCTTATCAGCCTTGCTACTGTAGTTTTAGAGGCATCATTCCGGTTGACCTTATAGCCTTTCCCTGTCTTACCACCGCGCTCTTGTTCTGCCTTAACCGCAGCAGTGATAGCCTCGCGCTCTGTAACAGTGAATTTTAATTTTGTCAGGCAATCGCCTAGTGCCATTACTTATCCCCACCGCTTCGGCCCGTTAGACCGAGTATCTATGTGCGTGAATGTTGAGTACCGACCCGTACTTAACCCTAACTTCTCTGCGTAGTCAGCAACGGTGGCCGGGCTTGTAAGATGTACTACAATGTCTGCGGCTCGTCCGTATAAATGTTGACTGCCTGCCGACTTAGAGCTTTTCTGAGCGCCTCCGACCTTGGCGTTATGCTCCGGGCATCGGCAAGCTGAGGTAATGACGACTGCCTCTTTAAAGTGTTCTCTGATTGCTTCAAGAGCCTCGACCAGCATAGCGTCAGCAGTGTCAAACCCGCACTTGCACTGACAGGCAAACTCGCTGCGACGGAAGTGTTTAGATAGCGTGTCAGTCACTACGCTAGCCTCCTACACACGCCAGTAATTTACGACGGCTTTCAATTTTAGAGTCTATTTCGTCAATGACTTCTTTAGCGCTTCTCTGCACAGTTTCCGACTCACCTGTGGACTCGTTTACCCGCGACTCTGATACAAGTATTTTACCTAATTGTTCCTGCGTCAGCGATTTGTTATCACTATCAAAGACTGGTTCAGAGGAAGGGGTTACCCCGGCAGGCTCGCTGCTGCTGACTGGTTCAGAGGAAGGGGACGATCTGATCCCTCTGATAATCTCCTCGCTGGTAGCGGGGACGCCACCAAACATATCGTCAGTTCTAAGAGAGGTCTCTGACGATAACGCTTGCTTTGCTGCATTTGAGAGGGCAGCACCGAGTTGACCGCTTTTCCTGCCGAATGATTCTATGCCGCTCGCCAGCTCTGCCGCCAGTGGCGTAGGCTGCGAGAAAGCGTCGGCCTGAGCGACATACTGCTCAACAGTCATCCCTTTTGATTTGGCCTGCTTTACGATCAGTGCCGCCTCGACGACCGCAGGCCGGATGTCGTACCCACCCTCCGCGCCGTTAAGGGCAGCCATATCGGCCGCCGCTTTATTCAGGGCTGAGACTATTGCTCCCATGCCCTCTTGGTCAGTGGCTTCTGTTGTCAGTGTAACTAGATTAGAATCGCCGTAGGCTGCCGCAAACACCGCAGACTGAAGCCTCTCCCAAAAAGCAGGCGCATAACTGCCATCCGCAGTTTGATACTGCGCCCGCTCGTTAGCGGGTATCCCAGCGAAAAACTCGGCAGCAAAGCCTTGGTTGCTTGAAGAAGTAAGGGACGTGCTGCCGTCTTCGTTGACGACAAGTTTCCCAAGGTTGACTGACGCGGCATCATTGGTAGCTGTCTCTGACGCAGACTGACCTAAGCTGCCCCGCGCGTTTGAATCTGAACCAATGCCGCTGTAGTTGTCGGTGTCCTTGTAGACACGAACCAATACCGGGTTCTTCATCCCTTTAATAACGTCAGGGTTGACGCCGTGCCGCGTGTCGCCTTCTAGGTCGGTGCGGTACTGCGCTACTTTCTCGGTTTGATTTTCATAGGAGCTTTGCAGAGCAGCAGTGCGGCCATTTTGCAGCGCCACTACTTGGCCCTCGGCCGGGGCATCATACGCAGGGTTAGCCTTACCAGACGCATCATTAGAGGCTACAATCTCATCAGCCTCAACAACAGCGTAAACCACTTCAACAGCCTTACCGTTCAGGTATACCGTATCCGATGAACCTTGATTCTCTTCTGCGATTGTAGGCAAGTCGCCTTTCACACTGACCATTGGGGCCGCTTCGTCAGCCCCTGCGCCCGTGCCAAGGCGTCCGTAGTTCAGGTCTTTGACTATCTCAGCCATCTGAGCAACGCTAGCCTCACGCCCCCGGTCACGCGGTTGCAAGTTTGGCGCGCCTTCGGGAGTAGGCTCCTGTCCCTGACCTTGGTCTTGGTCTTCACCTCCAAACAGCCCTGTTTGGGCGTCGTCCAGTGGGATTGAACCGGGAGGAGCCTGAATTTCATTCCTTGCAGCTAGGCCGTCCAGCGCAGCAGACAGATTTGAACCTGTACCCTCTCGCTCTAAGCCAACGGGGGCGGGGTAGTTTACTCCCCCTTCAACTTGCTGGCCCGCACCCTGAAACGCATACGGAGACGAGGGGCTGGTGAGTTGCGCAGTCTGCTCCCTAAACGCCTCGACAAACAGGACTTCGTCCGGCGCAAGCGTTCGACTCTGAGATTCTTTTACTAGATTCTCGTAAAGCGCACTTGACATCACTTGATCGGCAAACAACTGTTCTTCGAGCCGCAGCTCCCGCCCTTGCGCCTCAGCCGCCGCTATCATCGCGTCGTAAACTTCAACATTGGTAATGAACCTACCCGTATCAAGGGAGTCGATCGCGCCATCGAGGTCAACTACTCCGGGATCGAAAGGCAGGGGAGACCCTTCGTCTTCTATGCCGTAAGTAGTGTCGATGTCTAGCCCGGCAATCTCGGCAGCAACCTCTTCGGGACTCATGCCTTCTAACAGGGCGTTGCGTTCCCACTCTTGCTGCGACGCCTCGAACTGCTCGCGTTCTAATCCGGGGAACCTAAGCAGAGCTAACTCTACCTCTGCCGGGCTTACGGAGTTACCCGATCTAGCGCGTTTAAGTATGTCGTTGGCTTGTCTTCTTTCAGGTAACTCCCCTGACAAGTTTGCACCAACAAGGTCAACAGCTTTAAACGCTGCGCCTTGTGTCAAGCCGCCTGTCAGACCCATGCCCGCGGCTTCGGGGACACCCTGCCCTAGTGCGCGTGTGTCGTCCGCGCTTGTTTTTATACCGACGTTGACACCTAAAGCGTTACCGCCTTCATCAAATATCTCTTCAAGCCCTTCCTTACCCACGGCTGCGACTGACCCAAGGCCGAACGTGTTTCCCCTGCCCAGCAAAATGTCAGCTTCAAATTTAGAAGTAAGTTTTCCTGCTGCTGTTGAGACGGCAGCAGTAACGCCGAAGGCTTTTCGGGACGCGCTCAACGCAACCATCTCACGCGCAATAGTCGGACTGACGTTATCGCTTACAAGATTGCGGTACATTTCAGACGTCTCAAGCAACTGCTCGTGTTCCATGCCTTTGACTTCCTGACGCGCTGAGGATGCCGCGTCAGCGCCTTCCATGACGCCGCCGCCGATCTGGGTTGCAAGCGCCGCACCTGTGCCTTCCGCCACCGCCCGTGTCTTAGAAGTCAGTCCTGCTGCCTGAGCGCCTCGACCGAGCATCTGGCCTGCTTTGGCATAGCCTACGCCGGGGACTAAGTAAGCCGCGCTAGTAGCACTTTGATCCATTAGCAGTGCAGGGTCTGAAAGATAATCGCCAGCGGCAGCACCTAAACGCGCAACCGCCCCCATGCCTTCTGCTTCTCTGCGCTCGCGGTTGTCAGCAGCAATGGCTTGTTTCTGCAAAAGACCTTGAGACTTGCCCTCGTCATAACGATCTGCGTACCCTTCAAGCGTCTCAGTAACGCCCATCGCGCCGGGAACACCCGCCAATGCGCCTAAGCCCGTTACGCCTGCAACCATCCTGTTCGAGCCGCCTGCTAAACCTCTTACGGTATCGCTTCCAGCTTCAGCCCAAGTGCGTTCCTGCGCCTCGCCTGTAAAAATAGCGCGCGCAGTAGCCTCTTGCTCGGCGTCCATCTTGTCAAATACAGAGTCTTTAACAAAGTCAAACAGCTCTGTACTGGGACGAGATTTATACCGTTCATCGAGTCTATAAAAATCCTCGGCTGTCAGGCCCGGCCCTTGTGACGATAGGAAATCGTTGGTGAACGTCTCCTTATCGTAGTCAGGGTAGAACGTGTTGTAGGTGAACTCAGCAAGTTCCTCAACCGGGCGACTGCCGTAGCGCGCATCAAGCGCGATCATTGCGCGTGGGGTTATCACCGCCCCATCTGCCCGTTCATGCTATTACTGCCACCAGAGAAAGCCGCTGCGGGGTCAATACTGGTGTCTCCACTATTATACTGTGGGGTTCCCCCTCGCAAGCCTGACAGCACGTCCCGTAGCGACAGGATTTGATTATACAAATCTTTTTTCTCTGGGCCGCCCATCATTGTTTTATACAAAGAAATCGCCGAAGTTAACTCTCTATTTAGTACATCAAGCGCCATCTTTTCGCCGCCGGGGCTTTTTGACATCGTTGCATACTGAGTCATTGTCACATATTGGGCTTGGGTTCTAGTCATGTATTCAGCGGGTTTATCTGTCCCCTCACCCGTGCCGGGAAGTAAAAACTCAGGTGATTTACCCTCGGCTTCATCCCATCGTGCGGCTGTTATCTCTTGAAGCGCGCCTACCGTGTTCTGTTGCCTCGGAGTGAATCTATTGGCCTCAGCTTTATAGTCTTCCGTTCTCCGTGCTAACCCCGCGTCCCACGCCTCTTTGTCAAACTGCATCACCCCGTCTGCATCAGGTACAAATCCGTTTTCCCGTGAGGTCATTAAATAGGTTTGCTCATCCATTTTGCCCTCTGCCACTGCATTTGCACGGTTTGCTTGAGCTTCAGCTATACTGGCCCTCGCAACGTCGCCTGCGGTGTTTGCTTTCGTTTGTTCGATAACTAACCCTGCCGCTTGATTACCTAACGTATCTTTGCGGAATTGTGCGGTATCCTTCATTTGCTGCCGCTCAAGCTCCCGCATGTGTTCGTCGCGGTCTCTCTCATAGTTGAGCTTCTCGCGGTTAGCTCCGAATATCAGCAGCCCTTGGCCGATTGATCCTACGGCGTTTGCCCATCCTGTCTTACTCATTACTGGCTACCTCCAAGAAGTCCGCCTTGCGGGGCCATCTGCTGTCCAGCCTGCTGAACACCTTGCGACATCGCGCTCTGCTGCGACGGCATGTTCTCTGGGTTGTTGAACATCGAGTTCGCTTGGTCTGCCAACATAGGCATATCGCCTTTGACCTGTTCGAGTTGATTGGCAGACATCTTGCCTTCGTCCTTCATTCGCTTGCCATAAGCCGAAGCGAAGACGTCAATCGCCGCTGTAATCGCTAGACCAATCGGCTCGTCTTCATCGGGGATAACACCCATCAGCACTGCGACTTGTACCAACTCGGTGACCAAGTCTTCCCCCGCTTCAAAGCGAGTCGCGTCAGAAATTCCAACCCCTTTGTGTTCCAGCTTTTCCTCTGTCACGATGAACATCGTCGTGGCAAGCTGGCCTATAGTCTTACCGGGGTTGTCCTTGCCTTCTTTGAGTTTATCCCCGATTTTCTTTTTCATCTTCTTGGAATGAATCAAACCGAAAAACTCTCCCATCATCGCATCGTAGGCGTCTTGCTCCTCTTCCGATGCTTGGTCGGGGTTTTCCAAGTTTAGCGTCTCTTCCTCTGGCATTTCGACGTCGCCACCCGCGGGAGCAGCGCCCTCGGCTTGAGGTGCAGGGCCAGCAGACTGCCCTTGCGGCGGCTGTAATAGACCTTCTTTCATCGTCTTACTCCTATGCGTATCGCGCGGCGGCGACGTCGTCTAGCGTGGATGGTTGAGAAGCCGGGTTGTAGTCGTATGGCCCCGCTTCCTGCCTCTGTAGCAGTCCCTGAGAAGGTTGGTATCCAATCTCAGACATCGGAACGGGATCGCCAGCAGTGTAGTCAGTGTCTCCGTAGTTCCAGTCCCACCTCGCGGCTTGCCGATCATCGGCTTCTTGCTCGGCCGCATCGGCGGCTGCGCCTTGCGCATACTGGCTGTAACCCGTCAGTCCTACGCTGCCCAGTTGCATGGCATTGCCCGCAGTCAACGCGGCCGACCCCGGTGCTACCGATGTTGCCAGTGGCACTGCGGCGGCAGGCACTTGAGCCGCACCAGCGGCTACCCCAGCGGTACTCATTCCTAAGCCGCTTACGGCGGGGGCAGCGGCTGACGGTATTCCTGCTGCCGCAACTGCGGGCAAGGTCTGCGCCCCCGCTACGGGGATGGCTCCTGCTTTTGTCAATGCTGCCACGTTTGCAGTCTGGGCGGCTAGAGTAGACCCTCCCACGTTGGCGGCCACGCCCGCGCTTGAAGTTGCCATACCGCCTGTTCCAAGCCCCTGCACAGCCGCACTCTTAGCCGTCATCGCACCTGTCGCCGTAGTTTCAAAACCCATCGCGCCTGCTACTGTAGAGCCTAGTGCGCCATACGCGCTGGTGACACCCGTCATACCTCCCACGCCCATCCCAGCCCCGAACGTTAAGCCTCCCCCAGCGCCTACGCCGATATATCCGAGAGCCGCCCCCGCAGTGAATACGATAGCCGCGACAAGGATGATTTCTTTCCAGTATTTCTTCACAAATTTAGTGACTTTCTTGACGACTTTCTTGACCTTTTTAAAAACCTTTTTTAACATCTTTGACATGGCTATGTCCCTTCTTCTAAAAATTGAGGGTGAAACAAGCACCCATGTTTTTCATGCCCAGTTTTTCGTACATGCGCGCTACGCGCTCGTTGTTTCTAAGCCCGCTTGAAATTTGCAGGGTGACTTCTTTGACGTTAGGCTGCTTACGCGCCCAGTGAATAAAGTGCCGCGCCAGCATCACCGCTTGTATGGGGTGTCCCGGCTTAACAATAAAAGCCAGATCAGTGGCGTATCGAATATCGACAAATGCCTGCTTGACCACCTGTCCTATCAAAGCACCTACAACCTTTCCGTCAACCTCGGCCACTAGCACTCGGGCCTGTTTAGAGTTAATCAGAAAGCGTAAGTCTTTCGGGCCTTGCTTCCAGTCGATTTTGTAGCCGTCGTGGATTTGATCGAGATACCACTGCCCTATCTCGAAGATGGGCTGTATGTCTTCCAGACGGCCTTGTCTAATCACTAACTCCCAAACCCGTATATAGAGGCTTGTAACGCTGAGTCCGTCCCGAAGCGCTCGGTGATGGCTTTATGTGCTGCCTCTTTCTGCGTCGTATTCATCTCAGGGTTCTGCGCTATTGCCGAGTGTTCTTGCTGCACTCCGAGTTGGAGGTTGGTAATACCGCCTGCGTAGGAGAGCTGATGTTGGCTGTCAAGACTCATCTGGTATTTGTCTGTGTCAGCGTTTATGCGTTCAGTCTGAAGCGTCTGATTGTTCGTAAATTCTTTAGCCATATTGCTCTGGGCGTATGACTGATTTTGAGCGTTAATCATCACCTGACCTTGAATCTGTGTTTTCTGCCTCGCGGCTGCTGCTGCGTTGTTCGATGAAGCGACTCTTACTGCCGCACTTGCGCTGATATTCGCGGAAGCAATCTGGGCGCTTGCGCCGATCTGCGTAGTTTTGATTGCCGTTGCATTGCGGTCGGAGGCTATCTGCTCATTAGAGATTATCTGGGTGCTTTGTAACTCTTTCTGCCCTGTAATGCCCTGCGCCTGTAGGCTGGTGTCAGACGTGAACTTCGTAGCGTCTCTGGCTACGTTTGCCGCTTGCTGATCGTCTTGCAAGTTCGTCCTACCAGCGAAGTCCCCTTCTTGAAGGCTAGTCTCCTGCCCAAAACGGTCAAGCTGTATTGATCTCTTCCCTTCGATGTCCTTATCCATCAGTCTTGAGTCGTAACCGAAGCCTTGCTGCGCGAGGCCGCGACTGTTTAGGTAGTCTTGATTCATCAAGGCGCTGTCAGCGCGAGTGCCATATTCTGTCTTCTCGCTGTCGTAAACAGTAGTGGCGTCCTGCGACGCTATGGGCATCATGCTCGCGTAAGCGGCTTGCTGTCCTGACTGCACGGCCAGAGAGCTGTTCTGCAATCCCCTAGCCGCAGACTCTCGTTGCGCCTGTAGTCGCGCCTGCTGCATCAGCGGGTTATCGGATGCCATCAAGCCTTGGAGACGACCTTCTACTGTCATAGTGCCTGCATCAAAACCCATAGTAGGAGTAGCCGCAGGCGGCGCAGGCGGCGCTATCACGACCGAGCGGTTTGCGGCGGGTTGGGCAGGAGCTTGGCCTTGCTGGGCTTGGCCCGGTTGACCCGCCATCGTAGGTTGGCTGCGGCTTATTAAGCCGGGGGCCGCAGAGTTTGTAGCTTGAGCCATAAGACCGCTGTTAGGGCCGCCTCCCATATTTTGTCGCAGGGGTAATTGGGTTGGCGCGGCGTTGGGCCTATACACTTGACCCTGAACGCCCGTAGGCTTTGTGGCCGTGGTATTGCTCATCGGCCGCGATTGGCGCTGCCCTTGAGTCGCTTGCGTCGGTTGCATCGGTTGCATCGCTTGCATCGCTTGACGCTGCCTTTGAGTCGCTTGCGTCGCTTGATTTGGGTTGTAGACCATTGCTGTTAACCTCTACCTTTAAATATCATTTCTTAATAACGCCTACGATTTTCTCTGCACTTCTGCCAACTACATACCCGCCCAAGCCAATTTGTAAAAGCATAAAGGCATCTTCAGAGAGTGGATTTGGAAGCCACATCATGGCATCGCCAACGACCAGTGTTAGCATGACCAACATTGTTATTGGCCGCCATGTTGCTGTTAACCAGTGAACACTACTGGCTTCGCTATTTACGATCTGGGCCTGCGACTCAAGAGTAGACTTTTCGTAGTCAAAAACTCTTTGCATCGCCGCAGCTTGCACATCGAGCAAGTGGCCTTTAGCTGCTAGCCTTTCATCCTCGGATGTGTGCAGCTCATCTATTAGCTCTGCCGCTGGCTTAAAAATCCCCGCGATTAAATCTACAACGCCTATCATTACTGACCCCAGTTCTTAACCCAGACGCCTGCTACAAGCGCGCCAAGGACTGCCACAGTTATGATCTTAACAACTGTATGAACAACAGATTTGCGGACTTCTCTCCATGTATCTAGCAAATCCCTTAGCTCTTTCATGTCATGGATAGCGTTATCATCACTAAGTCCGACGTCTCTAAGCGCCTCTTTCGCTGCGGCTTTCGCGGCGCGTTTAATGATCGCTTCGATGTCGTCATTCGTTCTGCGCTCTTGCATAACTAATCGCTCTCTTTCCGAAAGCTATTAGCGCAGTGGTCTTTGTCAAACCAAAACACTAAATTCAGCACTCGCTCTGCGATGCGCCACGCTTTGCTGCCATCACTCTGGCTGTGCGCGCGGGAGCTAACTGTTTGATTTGTTCTACCGTTTAGCAGCAACGCATTGACGGCCTGACTGGCAACGGCGAGGAGTTTCTTCAACCACGCAACCGTAATCTCCCACGCTTTGATTGCAAACACTTCCATTGATTTCTCCTAGCTTTGTTGTAATGTTCATGGGGCGCTTAAATAGCTAGGCCGATACCCAGCCATAGCTATGTACTGACCTTTAGTGTACAACGAATAGAACCATGCCGTACCTCCTACATTTGAATCCACGTTAGAAGCGGGGAATTTTTTAGGAAAATAATTGTCTGGCGGAAAAGCATCTGGCCCATATCCCATTGAAAAACTTATAACCCCACCCGTTATTATTTGATTTATGCGAGCAAAGAAAGTGTCGTTAATTGTCTCAGACGACCAAGGAATGACTTCTCCAATTAGAACAGGGGTAGTGGCGGGAGTCCCCCATTCGTTTAAACGATCTAGAGCCTGTTGTTCAGAACTTGATGGGTCAGAAAAACCCGGTCCAAAGGGGTACAGGTGCGGGGATAAGAAATCTAAAACAAGCTCGCTATTCGGAACTCCAAAAGGTTGCGCTGCACCCCCGTATGGAAGAGCGCCTACAGTGACCAGTGCTTTAGGGTCTTGAGTTTTAATCGCGTCCCTAAGTTGAGTCATCCAAGTTACTGCTGTGGCTTGTGCTGTAGCACCTGTCTGCCCTCTAGCGATTACGGTTGTAAGATAATCAATACCGCCAAGCCAATTGTTTCCAAACCACCCCGCAGTAGCACTTGCTGAAATTATAGGCTCGTTTATTAGGTCGTAACCTATTATTGTTGATGAATTATTAGAAGCGACAACCGTTTTGGCAACTTCCGTGAAAAAGAACGCTTGTACATCCCACCTATCTTTGGGGTCAGCGTTTCCAAAACTGTCAGCCAAGTACCAAGCTGGAATGTATCCTGTGGAAATCCGCCTGTTCTCACAACCGCAAAGGAGAACATACATATTGTTCTTTCTAGCCAAATCTAAGAAGAAAACTAAATTGGACATTGCCGTGGTGTTTATACTTAAAGTGTTTTCGTTTGGGCTATTTACGTCTAGCATAGTCCATAGCTGAAGTCTAAGACGAATAACATTATTGCCCCACGCATGATCGCCACTAAAAGTATTTTTCATAGCGGTGTGAATAGCGTCATTCATATCGGTAGAGGCAAAGAAGTCTTCAATGAAACTGTGGGATATCTGTTGAGCGCCCCAACCTTTCCATCGAGTACCAAGCCTTCTAAACTCCTTTCCGACTATTTCAATTCGGGGTAGAGGTAATGATATGCTTGTCATTTAATAATGCTCCAATTTCAATTTTTCAAGCGAGAATTTATGGTGATAGACCCGTACTTGACAGTCGTTATTATCGCTTCCTTTTAAAATCTGAGCCTCCATTGAGAGGATTGAAAAGTAAGGGCGAGCTTGAGATAACACCGTGCTCCCGGCCGCCGGACTCGCACCGAAATCCAAGAACGTTGCTACTAGAACGTTATTTATAAAAAACTCTGTCTTGAGTTGAGCCGCATTGTAGAAAACACGCAAAACATATAGTGTATTGTCTGCTGCCGTGATACCAGTATCCACAGTGTCTACTGTATTCGTACCGCCACCATAAGGCGTTAAGGCAACACACGCTTGCCACTTTAGATTATTGCCGTCAGCGTTGAGTTCAAAGTACATGCCGTTCGCTGGAGCTACCGCGTTAAAAGCTACGTCAAAAAAACCTGCGCGTATTTTGTGAGATTTAATGAGCGTGGATGTCCCTATTCCTGGGCCATCCATTGAGAACTGCGTGTCAAAAGAGTGTAGTGGTAATGTGCTTGTAGGACCACCCAATACTATTCCACGTTGTGTGCTACAAATTGCTGAGTAACCAGAGGGGTTAGATGGACCCGAGGTTATTATAGCAGAAGGTTGAAAGAATTTTGAGAATACATCAGTAGTGCCTTGTCTTACCAACGCCGCCGCGCCACCTAACCTAATAAAGTAGGGGTCATTGCCCCACAAGCTGTTGTTAGTTGTTAAATCAAGGGGATGAACAGTGTTGCTAAAATCACTAAACCCTTGCATGTGACTTAACCCTAATCCCATAGCTGTCGTCACTGGAGTTCCACTAATCTGGTCAGTTGTCATGCTTACTGTATCAAGGTCTTGTAGTCCTGAGAGCAGCTCAAGACCCGTTAAAGCTGTCGCCGCAGGCAAATCCGAAATGTCTACCGTATCAAACCGACCGTCATCACCTGCCGCGACAGTCCCCGCTGTCGATCCAATTTGTATGCCAATAGTAGTTGGAACTCCGGGTCCGGTATAAGATACGAGGGGTAAATTTGCTGCAAGTTTAAGAGAAAACGTGCCGACACTATCAGTCGCAGTCCAGCCACCTAACGTAGTGAAATCAATTGAGCCAGTGCTGCTCGCTATGTGGATGTGACCAGCAGTAGTGTCATCTAGTATAGCTCCGG